ATTTAGACCCATATAATGGAACTGGCACTACTACAAAAGTAGCGTTTCAAATGAATAGAAATTACATTGGAATAGATAATTCAGAAAAATATTGTAAAATAGCAGAAAAAAGGATTATTGATTCCTGATTTCCACATATTGGTTTGGATCGACCATTTTGAATCCATATCCGCTTATAATTTGTAAGGTAAGTAAAATTACTGTTATCATAAAAATCTCCTAGGGAAATTATAAGTCATGGAAAATATTTTGCAATTCCTATCTGAAAACAAAAAACTTAAAATTGCAGTTGTTGGAGATGCAATACTTGATGAATATTATGAAGTATCAGTAAAAAGAATTTCTCCAGAGTACCCAATTCCTATTCTTCTTGCTGAACAGGAAGTTCCTGAAACAAGACCGGGCGGTGCTGCAAATGTCGCATATCAATTCCAACACTTTGATGTTGATGTTAGTCTCCATTCATTTTGTGATTCAATTGCATTAAATTATTTTGATTCAATAGAATTGAATGCCACACATAATTCTGTTTGTATTCCCAATAAGATTCCAAGGAAAAAAAGGTTTTTTCAGGAGAATGCACAATTAAGCAGGATTGATTTTGAAAAAGTAAATTGTGGTTTGTTGGATAATCTGTTGAAAATATATTTTGAAAATTTGTATAACAAGATGAGTGGTAAGCAATTTGATGCCATTATCTATTCGGACTACAACAAGGGTTTGTTCAACAACTTTGAAAATAATTTTTTGAGGAAAGATACGATTACAATTGTTGATTCCAAGAATGGTGACTTGAATAGATGGAAGGGTTGTACTGTTTTCAAGCCAAATGAAAAGGAAGCATTGGCTTATAGTGGAAAGAAAACTGTAGATGAAGCTGGCAAATACTTGTCTGATTTTCTTGGATCATCTGTTGTTATCACACAAGCTGCAAATGGTGTAACTGTATTTGAAAATGGTAATATTCATAGGATTAAGCCAACAAAAAGTCCTGCTGTTGCAGAGTCAGTAATAGGTGCTGGCGATGCCTTTATTGCATTTCTTGCTATGGCATTGTGCAAGGGTTTTTCATTAGTTGATTCTTCTGAAATAGCTTTTAAGGCTGGAACATTGTATGTTCTCAACAAAAAGAACAAACCTTTAACGAAGAATGATATTCTGTATTCTATTGACCCATATTTAATGAAGAAGTTGAGTCCTCATGATTTGGGTTCAATAAAGAAAAAAGGCGAGAAATTGGTTTTCACGAATGGTTGTTTTGATATTTTTCATGCTGGTCATCTAGCAAGTTTGAAATTTGCCAAGAATTGTGGACACAAGTTGGTAGTTGGATTGAATTCCGATAAAAGTGTTTCTTCTTTGAAGCCGGGAAGGCCAATTATTCCAGAAAAGGAAAGAATGGAAGTTTTGGCTTCTTGTGAGTATGTGGACTATGTTGTTTTATTTGATGAAAATACGCCTCTTCAGTTAATTCAAAAAATTAGTCCTGATGTTGTTGTCAAAGGTGCTGATTATAAAGAAGAAGATGTGGTTGGATATGGACTGGCAGAAATAAAAAGATGCCCTCTTGTGGAGGGCATCAGTACAACGAAAATTATTGAAAAGATAAAATCTGTTTAGCGTTTTCTTCTTTTCTTGAGATTGTTTTCAGCTTGCTCTATTGTCAAAACTCCTGAAAGAACAAGAAGTTGTTCATTCATGCTTAAACCGGGATGGAATGTTGATGCTGTTTGCAATGCAGGGGTGGTTCCTCCCATATTTGCGCCTCCTGCGTTTGGAGCAGATGTCTGAATTGATTTATTGAAATTTTGGTTGGGTTGAAATTGCACAGCAGAGCTAGAAGCGTTATTTGTGTTCTGCTGTGAAGATTGACCGTCCATTTTGGGAGCATTTATAGTTGTTGGATTTGCTTTGCCTGTAGTAACACCGCTATATGCGGCAACTCCAGAATCAGACAATGCTTTTCTAAGTGCTGCGCTAAGAGGAGATTTGATGTCAAGCATTCCATCATTAGCTGCTTTTGCAAGAGCTTGAAGAACTGCGTCTTTATCCATGCCATCAGGAGGCACGACTGGCATTTCCTCTCTAGGAAGATTGGTTTTATTCTGTTTTTGTTCTGCGCTAATATTGTCTATGTTTGTTAAAAGTATATTCAAACCAGTATTTGAGTCACCATTAGCACCTTCTATTTTTGCTAAAAGTTCTGGACTAATTTGTCGGACTTTGTTTTTTAAATTTTCAAAAGCTTCAGCAATACTTTCGCCTTTTGCTGAATTGCCTTGCATAACTCCTAGTTCACCTACAGTATATGCATTCAATACTGTAATAAGTTTTTTCAAAGGCAAGTTCATTTTTAGAACATTAACATTTTTATTTGGATATAAAACAAGAGCAGCAGCCCACCTATGGTGGCCGTCCATGATTGCATTATCTTCCGAAACAATAGCTTGCATATTTGAAAGGAATTCAGGTTTTGTAATACCTGTTTCTATCATTCCTTTGACTTTATCCGAAACCAAAGTTGCCTGTGTTGGGCTGAGAAGGCTTGGTTGTATAGGGGTAAATTTTGCTGTAATTTTATCGTCAGAAGGATTGTTATCATTACCTCCACCCTTGGCTAAACTTTGTGCAATTTCTGGATTGGAAGCAAATTTTGAAAGAGGAATGGGGTCTGCTCCCATCCCTAATTCAACATCTCCACTTTGGTCACTATCACCGGCTCCCATACCAAAAGCAGAAACAGCCTTTCCTGCCATATTATCTTCTCTCAAAAGTCTTGATCTGCTTACTTGACGATAAAATTCAGCAAAACTTTTCATGTTATTTTCCTTTTATTTGCAAGAGCATTCGGTTTTTCCACAAGATTTGCAACAAGTGCAAAGTTCACAACAGGCACCATTTGCAGAACAACATCCTTCTAGAGCGCAACATGGGCAACCACATTGGCAAAAACATTTTTCACAAAGGCATTTCTCATTTGATTTTATGAATCCGGCAAATATAAAACTTGAAATTATCAGTACAGCAATCGTACCTAACAAGGAATCTATCCAGTTATACATGATGCCTCCTCATATAATTTATTTAGATATATATGCGTAAAAAACACAGAATAAATAAAATTGCAAAAAAAAAGGCAGAAGGCAAATGCCGTTTTTGTTCTTGTGACAACTATGAGCTTTTAGATGTTCATAGAATCATAGAAGGAAATCAGGGTGGCATTTATAGCGATCAAAATACAGTTGTAGTATGTGCTAATTGCCACAGAAAAATTCATGCTGGTATAATCAAGATAGACAGGCAATATCCTACAATGTCTGGTAGACTGTCACTACATTATTGGATTGAAGGAAAAGAATACTGGTCAGTAGAGGAAAGGTGAATATGCGTACATTCAAGCAATTTTGCGAATCGATGGTTGATCTTGATCATTACGCACAAGTGAGCGATCAGGCATTGGATAATGAATATAAATATGGCAGATCAAAACCGGGTACATTTGGATATGAGGCCAATAAGGGAAGTGCAAAGTTTGCTCTTGAATTGATGCAGAAAGGTGAAACTGATATTGAGGTTCTTTCTGACGCAATCCATAAAGGTTGGTCAAGTGTAGCCACTACTTATGATGATCCGGTTTATGCCACAAAACCTGAGAAAAAATCAAATCGCCTTAAACTTGCAGAAACACCTTATTCTTCTTTGCCAGAACAAGAAAAAGAAAAGGATAGAGTTGTGGCCAGAGCTTTGCTTAAAGCATATCAAGAAAATCACGAATAAGTAACTAGCTTATTTCATGATATCTTCATTAGGAAATGGACTTACAGTTGTTATTGATTGTGATTACACAACACATCATGAATGGATGTCCTTTTTAACATTCTGGTCTTTGTTGAAAAACCTTCCTGAGGCAAGAGTTGTTGTTACTTGCGTCAGGAAAGGTATGAATATGGAAATATTTATTTGGCCAAGAAGATGCCAGATTCCCATCTTGTATCATAGGCCCATGACAAAAGAAGAACTTCATCATTTCGTAATAACTCATACCAAATCAAATGCAACCAAGAATGTTATCATTATTGATCCATCTATTGTTTTTTTAAGAGACTTTGAAGAAGGTTGTTTTGATCCAAATTCACTTTTGGATCATATTACAACTTGCGGAATAGAAGGACTGATAGATGATGTGAAAACTGATAATCCTGTTGTTTGTTGCGATTACTCAAATGGTTGGGGAAAGTTTGTTACATCTCAATGGATAAATAAATCAAGTGTCCCTCTTTCAAGTACAAACTTCGCAAGTACGGACATGAGCGTAAATGAAAGAAGAATGTCCGATATTTGGAAATCAGCAACTAAGATATATCAAAATATATCAAGGGGTTAATATGAGAAAATACAATTACGATGACAATGATGAGTTTCGTGAGGACATTGACAAGTTCTTTTCAGATAACAATGACTCTCCTTCTAATTATGATGATATTTTGCATGAGGAATTTGCTCTTCAGCAAGAGAGAATTGATGTTCAGAACAGGGACATTGATATTAAGATCATGAGAACTGCTGTGAGAGTTTGTGAAAAGACATTTCTTTGGTGCTTTATGTCAATTCCTACTCGCATGAAAATGATTTCCGATGCATATAAGAAACTTAAAAAACTAGAGGAATAAAATGCCTTTTTACGAATTTTGTTGCAAGAAATGTGATACAGTATATGATGAACTTTGTTCTCATGATCCATCAGGCAAATACAAGGATGTATCTTGCCCCAAATGCAAAAGCAAATCAAAGAAGAAATTGATGTCTGCTTGCAAATATCAATTCTCAAATCCAGAAGGAACAGACCGCTGGAATAGTGAATCAAGCGGTCATGACTATAGGTTTAATCATAACTTGCCAAAAGTTCTGTCTGAAAGACAAAAGGCAGAAGAAGCAGGAAAGAACCCAAATCCTTACAATAATATCAATGATTTGAGTAGTGACGATTCTTGGGGCGAAGTGAAGTAGATTCTTCCAATCTAAGCCAATTCTTGAAGTTTAGTATTGTTTCACCCATTTAGGCTAGATACTGTATGATGCGTTTTCATGAATGGCTGCGACTCAGAGAAGGAGCAGTCACCTACAATTATGACCGAGTAGCATTCGCCCGATTGCCTTGGGACTGGCAAGCGATGCGGCGTTTGAAGATTGTCCAGCCAATGTTCTACTTCCCAAAGAATACTTGGGTGAACGGTCAACCTCCGCAGGAGGAGGACTGGCAGTACGCCCTCATCACCAAGCAAAATTTGGACAACACGCCGTCAGATGAATTGTCTGCGACGAACCCGCATACTGGCAATCCACCAGACGAAGCTCACTTTCGTCAATACCTGACAAATCCGCAGGCATGGTATGACGACAAGATAGATCAGGTCTACAACAGCATTAAGATGGTCGGCAAAAGACCTGAAGACTTCGGCGGCAAGGACATTCGGCAATATTCTCAGAATTCCTGACGAAAAATAAAGCCTGCCATACTAACTAATGCTGTATGGCGAAGGAGCATAAACCAAACCTGTATTCGTACCGCTTTCGGCTCTACCCGAACAAAGAACAGCGTATCTTGCTGTCCAAACACTTCGGGGCGATCCGTTTTGTGTACAACCACTTCCTCGCCAGCCGCAAGGACAAGTATCTAGCCAGCAAGAAGTCCAGCAACTACTACGGCGATTGCAAACTCTTGACCGAGTTGAAGAAAAAGCACCTCTGGATGAAAGAGGTATACTCGCAGTCGTTGCAGTTTAGTCTCAAGTGCTTGGACGCCGCCTACAACAATTTCTTTGCAGGACGAGGTAAGTTCCCTGTCTTCAAGAAGAAGCAAGGTCATCAGTCCTTCCGAATACCGCAGAATGTCAAAATTGGTGACAACCATCTGTATATCCCGAAGTTCTTGGAAGGGATCAAGATGGTCAAGCATCGTGAAGTCGAAGGCACAATCAAGTTTGCCACGATCAGCAGGAACAAGGTTGGGCAGTATCATGTCAGCATCACCGTCGAGCGAGACATGCCTATGCTGCTACCAGTTGACGCTGAGATTGGTGTGGACTTAGGCATCAAGACGCTGGCGACTTGCAGCGACGGGAAGGTATATGAGAACATCAAGCCATACCGCCAGTTGAAACGCAAACTCAAGATGGCACAAAGGCGGTTAAGTAGGAAGAAGAAAGGTAGCAAGAACCAAGAGCGAGCCAGAAGGAAGTTAGCCAAGATACATCTGAAGGTGAAGAACATCAGGACTGACCATCTGCACAAGACGACAACCAAGATCATCCGTGAAAACCAAACGGTCTATTTGGAGTCGTTGAATGTATTGGGCATGATGAAGAACCATTGTCTCGCAGGAGCGATTGCCGATGCCTCGTTCTATGAGATACGCAGGCAGTTGGAGTACAAGGCGGGTTGGTATGGGCGAACGGTCAAGTATCTGGATCGTTGGTTCCCGTCGAGCAAAACTTGTTCTGAGTGTGGCTTCATCAAGCAGGACTTGAAGTTGAAGGATCGGGAGTGGAATTGCCCTCGCTGCGGGACACATCATGACCGTGATCTGAACGCAGCGAGGATGATCTTGAAGCAAGGTAAGATAGAAGGAAAACTACCGTTGGAACGACGGGAAGTAAAGCGTGTGGACTTAGAGGAAATCCGACTGAACTATCAGTCGGCTAAGGTTGAGACACGAAGCCACTCCCCTTTAGGGGGGCGGTAGTTCACACTATGAAATAATTTGCCTTGAAACCAAATAAATGTTATCAATGAACTATAATTGGTGCCACTATCATACATTTCGTCAGGACTGATATGTGTTTCCATTTTATTTCCTTAAAACTATTTAGCAAAATTAAATTTTTTATGCTTTGATTTGTTCTTGATTTTTTGGGTTCTTATAATTAATTTGGGAAATCGTAAAAACCTTGTATTCTTATATCGGGGGCAAAATGAGCAAACTCCAAAAAGTAATTTCAAACTTCAATCGTCAACAATTTCGTGCAATCAATAAAGAGATGTCTTTTTCTGAATACATTGAACTTTGTTATCAAAATCCCAAGCTCATTCGCAACTCATGGCAAACCATCTATGACATGATCATGGAAAAGGGAAGCTACACAATTGAAGAGTATCGAAAAACATATGTAAATTACAAGTTTTTTGATGATCCTGAATGCCCAATTGTTGGCCTTACTCCTATGAAGGACTCTCTTGTCAAGTTCATCAAGGGTGCTGCTGGTGGTTATGGCACGGAAAGGAGAATTCTTCTTCTTCATGGGCCAGTAGGATCATCAAAGTCAACAATTCTCAGGCTTTTCAAGAGAAGTCTTGAAAAGTACAGCAGAAGCGATAGCGGAGCTTGGTATAGCTTTAAGTGGGTCAACCTTCCAACAGGAGCAGATGGCGTTTATAACAATCCAGAATGTGAATGCCCCATGCACGAACAACCACTTAAACTTCTTCCTATTGATGTTCGCTCACAAGTAGTGGCAGAACTCAATAAAATTCATGAGGAGCAAGCTTCTCCCGAACAAAGAAGTGATATTTATACTCTCAAGTGCAATGATGAACTTGACCCTCTTTGCAACTTATTTATGAATGAACTTCTCAAGAAGTATGATGGAGACCTTCAAAAGGTTCTTGAAAATCATATCAGGGTTGTAAGAAAGATTTATTCAGAAGCTGATCGTTGCGGAATCGCAACATTCCAGCCAAAGGATGAAAAGAATCAAGATTCCACAGAACTTACGGGAGATATCAATTTCCGTAATATTGGAAACTTCGGGTCTGACAGCGATCCTCGTTCATTCTCATTCGATGGTGAGTTCTGCGCTGGAAATCGTGGAATTATTGAATTTATTGAAGCTCTTAAACTTGATACTGCATTTCTTTATGATTTGCTTGGAGCAAGCCAAGAACAGAGCATCAAGCCCAAGAAATTTGCACAAGTCAGCATTGATGAAGCAATTTTTTCGCACACCAATGACCCAGAATTTCAAAAGCTGAAAAGCAATCAATATATGGAAGCATTCAGGGATCGCACAACTAAAATTGATGTTCCATATACGCTCAAGTGGAGCGAGGAACTCAGGATTCTAGAGAAGGATTATGGCCCCGGCAAGGTTCGCCAGCATATCGCTCCACACACACTTGAGATTGCAGCTTTGTGGAGTATCCTAACTCGTCTTGCCGATGATAAGGATGGAAAGATCAACCTTGTTGAAAAGGCTGAACTTTATGATGGCAAACTTCTCGCCGGATGGACTGAAGACTCAGTCAAGGAACTCAAGGACAAGTATCCAGAAGAAGGCATGAATGGTGGTGTTTCTGTTCGATATCTTCAGGACAAGATTTCCAACTGTCTTGCCAACAATCATGACTATGTAAATATGTTCATGGTTCTTAATGAATTGCGTGATGGACTTGATCATTGCAGTCTTCTGACCAATAAGGAGCAAGTAGGTCGATATATTACTTGCATTGACCTTTCAGTCAAGAAGTTGACTGAAATTCTCAAGGCAGAAGTTCAGAAGGCCTTGGTTGGAGACAAGGAAGCAATCAAGCGTCTTTGCTCCAATTATATTGACAATGTCATGGCCTATATCAATAAATCCAAGATTAAAGACCCAATCACAGGTCAAGATCGCAAGCCTGATGAAAGGCTTATGCGTCAAATCGAGGAAAAGATTCAGATTCCAGATACTGGATGCGATGATTTCCGTAGACAAATCGCAGCTTTCATTGGCCACCTCGCCCATGAAGGCAAGACTTTCACATGGGACAGCAATCCCAAGCTTCGCAAGGCACTTGAGGCCAAGCTTTTCGAGGATGTGAAGGACACAATCAAGTTGAGCGCACTCAACATGAGCGGAGCAACTGTTGTTGACAAGGACTTGCAGGAAAAGATTGATGCTGTCAAGACACGCCTTGTCAAGGACTTCGGTTACAATGAAAGAAGTGCCACAGATGTTCTAGACTTTGTTGGTGGCATATTCAGTCGTGGAGACCTTGCCGAAGACGAGTAAGGTACTCTTAATTTTGAGCGGAGGACAGTCATGCAGAATGTATGGTTGCAATCAGCACAAGCAAAGAAGCTTATGCAGGAAATCGATACAATTGCTATGGACATTTGGTCTCAGGACGGGACTCTTGGAGACTTGTTCTCCGCTCTTAATGATGACCACACAGACCTTTTATTTTCTATGAAAATAAAGGAATTTTCAATAGACCCTACTGACAATTCATGTTCTATCACTCTTAATCCATCCTGATAATTGGTGAAACTATGCCTCGTCGTGTACATGAAGATTGGCAACATTTCCGTGATGTTGTTTCGGGCAGAATCAGAAAGGCCCTGAAAAAGTTCATCAAGAGCGGACAAATTGTCAAAAATCGTGGAAAGAACGGCAAGATTTCCATAACTATTCCCAAGATTGATATTCCTCACATTGTTTATGGAAACAATGGAGAGGGAGTTGGAAGAGGAAAAGGCAAGGAAGGAGAAGTTATTGGAAAAGACCCTCAACCGGGAGATGGAAGCGGGAATGGTGCTGGACAAGGAGAGTCAGAGGGTATTGTTATCAATTTAGATTTGGAAGATGTTCTCAAGTTCATGCAAGATGAACTTCAGCTTCCAAACCTCAAGAAAAAGCCAAATGAAATTTATGATGAAGTTAAAATCAAGTACAACAATATCAGCCTCATAGGCCCTGAATCTCTTAGACACAATAGGAGAACTCTCAGGCAAACCATGAAGCGTCAGGCAGCAGAGGGTACTCTAGGGAAATTAACTCATGTTGCTGGTGTCAAAGACCCCGTAAGGATTTTACAGCCAATCAATGAAGATAAGAGATACAGACAATATAATGAAATAAAAATTCCAAGTAGTAACGCCCTTATAATTTTTGCCCGTGATGGCTCTGGTTCCATGGATCAGGCAAAGTGCGAAATTGTTAGTGATATGGCTTGGTGGATAGATGTTTGGATTCGTCGTTTCTATGATCGTGTTGATCGTTTGTATGTTTGGCACGATAGTGAGGCCATGGAAGTTGATGAGGCCAAGTTTTATAAATATAGGTTTGGAGGAGGAACAACTTGTTCATCCGCTCTCAAGTTTATAACCAAGCAGTTTGAAAACAGGTATCCACCAGAAAAGTGGAACATCTATGTTTTTTACTTCACAGATGGCGAAAATTGGGGAGATGATAACCAAATTTTTATTGATACATTATCAAAAGAATTTGGAGCAAACATAGTCAATTTTACAGGAATCACTCAAATACTAGCATCTTCATATTCAGATTCTGTCAAGTATCATGTTGATGAGGCAATCAAATCAGGAAAACTTGATAAGGATTGTGTGAGAACAGTTGCAGTAGGAGGAAGCGCAGATGGAAAGCCAATGTGGTCTGCTCCTTCTTTGAGCGAGGAAAATAGAAATGAACAAATCATAGAGGCAATACAGCAACTATTAGGCAATCCAAGTAAGTTGTCACGGGAGTAACATTGCATTTTGTAGACATAAAATCTTACCCAGATAATTCAGTTCTAGAGAAACATAAGGAACTGTTGAATGAACTTGAGTTTATATTTAATTCCATAGATGCCAAAGAACTTTTTATAAAACAATGCAAGGAAAAGAACAGGCTTGACAAGTTTTTATTTTGTCCAAAGTCTTGCAACAAATTGTGTAAAAAAATGCTTCGTGAAAAAAATTGGAAATCATATAAGCATAAATTCAAATACAAATCTGGAAATTTTAAACATGGAAGCTATGAAGTTGATTTTTTGAAAAATAGACTTGCTGTAGAGTTACAATTTGGTAAATATGCATTTATGCCAGATAATGTAATGAAGTTTGAAATATTTCACAAACACTTGAAACTTATTGATGTTGGCATTTTGATTGTTCCTTCCAAACACTTACAATTCAATATGAGTTCTGGCCCCGGTTGTTTTCAGCAAATAATTCAAAGACTTGATGATCTCAATTATCAAAATCCTTTGATTGTTATAGGTCTTGGAGGTTGAAATGTCTTCCAAATTCTTTCACGGATCAAGCCTACTTGTTGGTGACAATACTGTTCCCGGCGTTCAACTATCAAAAGAACTTAAAGAATATATTCCAAAGATTCTTCAGGCCTGTCGCAATTGGGGTCTTGATTTCTATCCTACTGTAGTCCAATTGCTCAATTATGACGAAATAAGCGAAGTAGCAGCTTATGGAGGATTTCCTGTTCGTTTTCCCCATTGGTCTTTTGGAATGGAATATGAAGAGCTACAGCGTGGATATGAGTTCGGTGGACATAAGATATATGAAATGGTAGTGAATTGCCTAAATTTTTCCGTAAATGTAAGCAGCGCAAGGGGTTACATCAAAGTTTCAGATGTAAAAATTGGTGATATTTTATTCAGTAAAAATGGTGGAAGAAGGGTAGTTGCTGTTAAAAAACAAGCAAAAAGCAAAGTTGTGAAAATTGATGCTTTTGGATATTTTCAGGACACGATATGTACGCCAAACCATAAGTGGCAAGTATTAAGAGGTTATAAACCAGAGTGGGTTGAAGCTAAAGATTTAGTTCAAGGAGATATTTTGATTGCTGGCGGAAAATATGATAATTTTCTTGGAAGCAGCCCACAAATTATATGGTCAAAACAAAAAGTTTATGAATCCACTTTGCCAAATGTAAGGTGGAAATTGTTTGATATTAATCCGCCAAAACATATGACTGTTGAATTAGCAGAGCTATTAGGCATTTGTGCTGGGGATGGAAGTTCTGGTGTGAGTGGATCAGAAAATATGATTGCCATTGCTGTTGGCAAAAAGAACAAGCAATATCAGCTTCATATTCAAAACATTTTTCACAAGGTCTTTAATAAAGAAGCTGCTATCTATGAAAAAGATTCAGGTGATACTGTCGTTTTGTGTTCCAAGTATGCAGTTGACTATTTTAATGAAATTGGAATGAAAAAAAATGTTACATTTGAATCTAAGAAAGTTCCCTCAATAATTTGGGAGTCTTCTAATGAATATAAAGCCGCTTTTCTTAGAGGAATTTTTGACACAGATGGTCATGTTAAGACCAGTTTGCAGATGTGCAGTAAGAGTTTTGAATTGATTAAAGATGTACAGTTGCTTTTGTTAGAGATTGGAATATTCAGTAAGGTTGTTCATGTAAACAATAAACACAATAATATTTATGTTCTTTATATTTTAGGTAGAAGTAATCAACTTGCCTTTTCAAAATATGTAAATTTTTCAACAGAATATAAGCGTGAAGCTTTATTTAATTTGGTAAATTCTGGATATGCGATTGCCCACGGGAATAAACTTCCCAATGTACAAAAAGAAATTTTGAGAAGACTTGAAGAATTGCCTAATCAAAGAAAACTTCCTGCATGGATTAAGAGATGGAAATGGTTATCTAACAAAAAGGATGTTGGTTGTAACACTTTGTGGAGTTTTGTTTCTAGGCTCATGAGTGCTGGATACGATGGATTTGAAGATATATTTGAAACATTGCAAAGTCCTATGTATGTGGTTGAAAAATGTGCCGAATATGGAGAGGAAGAAACAATCGACATAGCATTGGATCATGACGAACATGATTTCTTGGCAAATGGATTGGTTTCTCATAACACCAACCCATGTTACATCTATAATCTTGCCTCAAATACATTGGCAGATCACTTGACAGTAGTGGCTCATGCAACAGGACACAATGACTTTTTCAAAAACAACATTCATTTTAGTGCCACAGATACCAATATGCTGAACAAGATGGCGAATCATTCTGCTAGGATTCGCAACTATATGAGCAGATGGGGCAAGGAGCGTGTTACAGAATTTCTTGATCATGTTATGAGACTTGAAACCCTGATAGATGGATCAGAGGCTTGGACTGAAAAAGTTGTAAAAGACAGAAATATTCGTGATGAAAGAAAATACAATAAGCCACAAATGCTGAATGTTGACAGAAAAAGGCTATATATGGAGCCTTTCATCAATACTTCTTCTTATCGTAAAAAGAAAAATGAGGAGATACATGATAGAGACATTGCTGATGAAATCGGATTCTTCAAAGAGCCAACTAAGAACATTCTTGGTTTCATTCGTGACAATGCTCCATTGAAGCCATGGCAATCTGATATTGTTTCCATGCTTTATGAAGAGGCAATCTATTTCTTCCCACAAAGACAAACTAAGGTCGCCAACGAAGGCTGGGCCTGTGGAAAAAGGGATACTCTTGTTTGTAGTGATTTGGGCATTTTGACCTTAGGAGAAATAGTCGAAAATAGAATGGCAGTAACCATTTACGATGGAGAACAAGAAAGAAAAGTTACGAATTGGTTTACTTTTGAAAATCGAGATGTGTATCGCATAGAAACTCGTCGTGGATATGTTTTTGAGGGTTCTAATAATCATCGCATCATGGGCCATGATGATTGGATTCGCATGGACGCAATGTCAGTTGGACAGTCATTGAAATTGTCTTATTCTGATATTTGGTCAAATGAATTGCAAGAAATTAATTATGAATTACCAGAAAAAAGAATTGAACTTGATGAGATTGCCGAAATGGCATCTGTTACAAAATATCAAGTAAGCTATAGGAAATATCATTACAAAGGTGAAGAAAAAAATGATGTTTTAGGAAATCTGATTCAAGAATATGATAATCAAAAAACTACTTTTATGCGAAACAAGAGGAACAAGATTAGTGTTCCTGATTATATGACTGAAGATTTTGCTTCATTTGTCGGCTACATGATTGGCGATGGACATATTTCCCTAGTGAAAAGAACTATGGGTTTGACATCTGGGGACAAATCACAAATTGATCATTATGCTACTTTGCTTAAAGATTTATTTGGATTAGAATGTAAGATAAGATGGGATGGATCATCGAAAAATGGTAGGTATAGGGCTTCGGTTAGTTCTAAAGATTTGGAACTACTTCTTATCCATCTTGGCATGAAAACAGGAGTTTGTGCCAGAAGTAAAAATATACCAGAAATTATATTGAAATCGCCAAAGAATGTTGTTACGGCATTCATCAGGTCTTATTTTGACTGCGATGGTTATGCTGGAAATGCGGGAGTGATACTCTCCACATCGAGCGAGAGTATGTCTCGACAAATCCAGAATGTGCTTTTGAATTTCAAGATTCTCTCAACAAGGAGAAAGCAAAAAGATTCATGTTGGCATATTCGGATTACTGGCTCAGAAGCGGTTAAATTTGAAGAACAAATTGGATTTGGTCTTCAAAGAAAACAAGATAAATTAAGAAAATATGTTTCTGATCACAAATGGTTTCTGGAAAAGAATCTTGAAGATGAGATTGTTTCTGTTGAAAAAACTGGCACAGACACAGTTTATGATATCACAGTTGAAACAAGTCATCGATATTCAGCTTGCGGATTTATAAATCATAACAGCACAGTTGACTCTGTCATCATGGCAGAACAAGGCTTCATTGGACTTGGTCAAAAGTCTGAGGATTGTGGCATTGTAGAGTATGCTGATCACAAGATGGGAGTTCTTGGTGGCAAGTATAGCATGAATCCTTACAAGCTGGGATTTTACTTGCTTGCCGATATTCGTGAGAGGTGGGACAAGGGCAGATTTGGAACCGAATATGATGAATGCACAGATATGCACAAGAAAGAGAATTGGGACACGGGTGCCATGTTGGGCAAGGAGAAAATTTTCGAGGTTAGGAAGTATTATGATGATCTAACCATGATACATGAATTCTTTACAGAAGAGTTTTGTCGTAAACAAGAATATTTTCATTGGAAACATTATCCAAATGGCGAATACAGAATCGACACAAGAGACTACAAGACTATTAAAAAGAATTTGATGCAAAGACATCTTAATGGAGGACTGCCTGATATCAGGCTCATGGAGCCTAATTATCTTGGAAGAGGAATAATGCTATTGCAGCATTATCATGATGGTAGGCCTTTGTACGAGTCTTATCTAGAAGATGTTTTGTCTTCAATTCGATTCCTTTGGAATAATGATGTTGTTTTGGTTTCAAAGGATGAAAATAGTAAGGAAAAAATTTATTGGCAAAAAGCAAATTATTTTGAAGTAATGGACAGGGAAAAACTCAACAAACAAGCGAATGTTTGATGTCAACATACATTAAAAACAATCAGATACATGGTCGTTTTAATTCCGAAAGGAATTCAAAATTTGAACATATTGGAAGAAATTCCAATATCGAATTTTGGGAAAGCAAAAAGGGAATAGTCAAGATAAATGATGTAAATGAAAAAGGGGAACTTGTTACAAATTGTTCTGACTTGATTGTTGAGTTCAAGTCGAAAATGCTTCTTATAGAGGCGGCAACAAAAAGAGCAGACTTGTTTAAGTATATTGAAGAAGGCGTTGATGTTGAAACAAGAAAGTTAAAGTATTGCAGAAAAGATCAAAAAGGTTTCGTTGGTATGTGTGATTATTATCTTGATGAAAATAATGTTGCACATTCAGGAAATGAAATGCTTTTGATTCCCATGGAATGCCTACAATATGCACAAAACAGTTGCGGTAATAATTTCAAAGGGCAAGGTAGCGTGAAGTCTTCTATTGGTTTTACAATGCCAGAACATGGTTGCCATAGAGTTAGAAAACAATGCAGGAATGGTTTCAGGCAAACAGGTAGCGTTGAAGACTTTTACAGAATACCACTTGGATATGTTGCTCACTACAGGAAAAATGAAAAAGGTAACTATAATTTAATTAGGAAGCCAATTTGGAGAATTGAAAATGGATGATACAAGTTTGTTGCTCACAGAGGAATTTCAAAACTTTTCGGCAAAAATCAAGACAATCTTTGAGGAAAAGAAAGCTAAGAAAGAACAGCTAAAGGCTTTGTATGACAAAGTTCAAGCTGAAATTAAGGCTTTAGATGCTAAAGCCAAAACAGCAGAAGAAGAATTCAACAAGTGGAAAGCATCACAAAAAGGCAAGCCACAAGATTGATGAACGCACAATTAAATTTAATATCATTGTTGATTTCAATAACAACAGGCTTATTGATACTTTTCGGGCCTCACGATCTTTATTTTATTATCGTGACATTCTCGCTATGTGTTTTTCTTTCATCCATTTACAGTTTTGAAACTTTTTGCCGATTTGCAGAATCTAAACCATACTCTAGCACAGCACTTGCATCACTATTGTGGTTGCTCAATACTTTTCTGCAATTTTTTACGCTCATAAATAAAATTTCAAATCCTTGATATTTTTGCTTTACAATCAAAACTTTTGCCCCTATACTCAAATGTGAGGCAGCAATTTGCTGCCTTTATGAGGAAAATCCTGTATTTTTATATACAGGTTTATATATGGGGATAACAATGTCAGATACCACTTTCAGGCCATACAAGTCAAAGTTGAATCCCAATGAACGAAAGATGCCCATGGTTGTTGACACCATGAACTGGTGTGACAATGCTTGCTCTGTGTTTTTCGACTTATTTGTGGGTCTTTATGGTGGTGTCAAGATAGGGGATGTGACTAACTTTTTGACAGAAAAGCAAGACACTACTACTGACGCTGACTTGCTTTGTGCCATCAACTGGTTTCGAGCTATGCCAGTCAGCAATCCCGATGCTGTTGTTGGTCCTGAGCAGTTGGTGGTTAGGTTTCGAGATTATTCTGGCCACAATCCTAGCCCAATGGCGAGTATGTATCTGTCGGCACCTGTAAATCCAAGGTATACATGGGTGGATTGCCGGTTTTTATATCAACAGATGTGTCAGACACTTGGTGCCAATCTTGATGTTGATATCTCCACTCTTGTTCAGACAGGTCTTTTGCCCATTCAAAAAGATACGCAGCTTAATGCCTACAGCTTCTGCTCTAATGTTTTTGGAGAGGGCGTGAAAGAAGACCCATCTGCTAAGGTAACTTCATATACAGCAGCAGCAAATGCTCTGAGTGGTGCCACTAATCCAATCATCACATACGAGGATTATCGCCAAATATTGTCTAGTGCTATCACTAATCGTCCATCTCGTAAGGGGGCCAAAGACATTTTGGCTGCTGACCTCGACAGCACCAAGACAGGAGTCTTACCGGGAAACTATGTGTCGCAAAGAATCGCAATGTATCAGGCAAGCGCAGCTTCCAAGGCAAGGGGAGTGGTGTTGCCAAATAGGCTTAGGGTTAAGGCATATTTGCAAAATTTGGTGGGACTGAATTATATCTGCACTACTTGGGCAGCCCCCATGCTCAGGGCAGTAGGAGATATCAAGAGCAAGAATAGCAATAACTATCGGTTTGTGGGCGAGAGACTTGAAAGGCAACAGGAAATTGACAACCTTCTCGCAGTTTCAAATATTCGTTCTGCACAGGCTATTCTTCAACAGTTTCGAGCAAATGAATCCAATCAATTCTACATCAAAAAGAGGCATATTGGCAAGGGTTTGCCAAGTCTTTACGATATGTGGGATTTAATGGACGAGAAGGAAGGTATCGATAATTACATCCAGTCTCTAAAGGGTGACAAAACTGAAAGGCTACCTATTCGTGAACTATTGCAAATCATCTATCCTCATCGCAAAAGTGTGAGCGCAGAACTGTTTTTGTCAGCAGCGGAACTGACTGATGTTGAGGACAGGCAAAACAGGTGCATGGTTCATCCGACTGTCCGAGGCAGTTTGGTAATCAACTTTGGCAAGTCCAGCACAATATTCGGAGCAATTACTCCTCCAGACACCCTCATCAAATTTCGGGGAGAGATGGTTCCCGCTGGTCAGACTGGCATGATCTGGTTCACTATGCACTTGGTTGATGGTGGCAAATGGGTAAAGCACCACATTCCTTGCCATTCATCTCGATATTTTGAGGAAATTTACGCTTGGAAGAAAGACCTTCCAACTCTTCCATTTCCTCGCCGTTCCCTTTATGGATACGCTATTGGAAACAAGATTTCCGACACCCGCAAGATTGATTTAAGGAGGAAAAAAGCCTCCAAGCAATATCTTCGCACTCTCGAAAACATGACGCATAATGTCGAATTTGATCCAACCACTCAATTCATGGTGGACCAAGAACTGAATGTCACAATTACGGCAAGGGTCAAGAAAATACCTCCTGTTCGTGATGTGCCTGTTGGATCACGAATCATGGGTCTGAATAAGAATCAAACCATTCGTGATTGTTATTCCATTTGGGAAAGAGTGGAAGCCAACACAAGTGGGAGCTTTCAACATCCAGTAGTGCAAGATGTTTGGCTCAGGCTTGTAGCCGATGGTCATGTGACTTCGACTGTCAATGGGCCTAATGGTCAAATTGATCAGATGAGTTATTCAGGCCCAGATGTCGCAAATTGTGGCAACTGGATGCAGGAAAGGTCGAATTTCATCACTAGCGTTGATGATGCTGACCAAAGCATCATGAAGCACTTCCTCTGGAATAATCGAGTCAAGCTCTACGCTTGGAACTGTGTGTACGCTGGCACTTTGATGAAAGCCATCAGCAAGCAGATGACGACTGCCAATCGCAATTTATTCAGGAATGAGATTCTTTCATTCGTGGGAGGTCGATTTGGTTGCCGATTGGGCAGTTTGGCGCAAGTTTCCCTTGACCTTCTTCGTCGCATGAAGTCTGTTATTTCTTGCTATTTCAGCAGGAATAACGCATTTACAATTGAGGAAAGGTCTGCATTCGACAAAGAGCTTATGGAATTGTTTGAGTCTCTTGACAACAAGATGAACAACAAGAGAAAGGAAAAGGTCAATCGAACCCTTAGTTCTATTTTTCAGGTTGCCAAGCAGCACAATGTTGTGAGACTTGTGGTGACCAAGAATCTTCAGACTCCAGACGCAAATGTCAGGTCTGTGATGAATCAGAGGTCTGTTGACTGGTGTGCAAGGAAGATTGAGGAAAAGATCGTTGATTTAGGTAATGTGATTGGGATTTATGTGGACTTGGTTGAGGCTCTTGACCTGTCACATCTTGATCCATTCATCTACATCGCCAAGGGTGATGTCGGCAAGGAGTGTCAGTTTGACGAGGTTGAGTCATCATCTCTTCTGCCTATCCACACTTCGATGTTTCGTGATTGGCATGGTTTGGTGAATAAGGGCAGAACAACTACTCCTATTTACCATTCAGCCTTGAGGTCATTTGCATCTCACTATGGACTTCGTTTTGATGATCTTGCAAGGATCAAGGCAGCAGAACTTGCCAAGATGTTACCTGACCAAAAGGTTTTCATTCCTCACAGGGGAGGCAGATTCTTTATGTCCACTTATCCTGTCACCAGCACATCAAGGCCAGTCTCTTACGATGGAAGGCAGAGGTTTTTGAACAGCGGAGACATGGTTGCTCCTGTCAACACAATGCTTCGTGGTTTCCGACGAGCTAGGTCTTGATTTGAATTCTTAATTTGTTAATTTGGAGGCAGGATTATTCCTGCCTCTTTTTTTTTTTTTTTGAGAGCATCATGGAACTTATCACAACAACTTGCCAAAAAAAGTGTTTTGGTTTTGATTCTTATCATGGAAGTTGTTGTCGATTAGAAAATCGAGATTATATTATTGGGCCTATTCATGATCCTCATGAATTTCTTGATCGACTCAATAAGCACTATTCCCAAAATTTTAAGTATTCAGACATTTTTATTGAATATGAGGAGGGAAGTAAGTTGTTTCCAAACAAATTTAATTGGCAAAAGGAAAGTGCTTATCCTGCTTTGAGAATTAATTTGACCACAAGTGATAATTCTTGCATATTTTACAACAACCAATTAAAGCTTTGTACTGTTTATTCTATCAGGCCAAGCATTTGCTCTTCTTTTCTTTGTGATTATTTGCGTGGAGAGCTTGAAAAGACAAAGTCTTTGTCATAACATCAATTTTTTAGGAGAATCAAATGGAAAAGAAAGGAGGCAAGCAAGTGGAGATTGTGGGCTACGAACATCTTCACTTGCACTAGCTAACACAGACTTTTCAACTCTTGATGGTTTTGGCCAAGTAGAAGAATATTGTGTTCGTGCCCCAAAAATAAATCAAAAGTTTCTTTGCATTTCTGACCATGGAATGATGGGTGCCATTCCAAGGCAAATCAAAGGTTGTGAAAAGATAAATGACAAGATGGGCAAAGATACTTTGTCTCCAATCTTTGCTTGTGAATTGTATTTAAATAGACTTCAAACAGAAATGACAGAAGAAGGAGAAGGCAAGAAAATATACTCAAGTCTGACAGAAGAAGAACAAAACGAATTTAAGGCAAGCAGTCACCTTCTTGCAATAGCAACAAGTCAAGAAGGATATAAGAACCTAGTTCGTCTTTCGTCATGGGGTTGGACTAAGGGATTCTATAGAAGACCAAGAGTCAATTACGAACAACTGAAAAAGTACAAAGAAGGAATAATTTTCACATCCTGTTGCTATGCAAGCGAAATAGGAAAGGCTTTTGAAAGAGGAGGAGAAGACGAAGCTTTTAATATGGTTGAAAGATATATTGAAATGTTTGGCAAAGAACAATTTTACCTAGAAATTATGCTTCTCGACTTCAAAAAGCAAAAACCTTATGACGCATTCATTATCAAGGCTAAAGAAAAATATGGACTAAAGATTATACTGACAAATGATTGCCACTATTGCAACAAAGAAGATAGTCACTATCAAAGACTAATGTTGATGATTCAGACAAACAGAACCATATCTGAGATTGAGAAGGCTCTTAAAGAAGATTCTGACCAAGATTTCTTTGAACTTCAGGATGCTAATCTTTGGATGAAATCTGAAGAAGAATTAAATGAAAAGTGGTTGTCTGATTACAGCGATGTTATTCCTTACGAAATTTTTTGCGAGGCCAAGAGAACAACAGTTGAAATTTGTAATAAAGCCAAAGGTGTTCAGCTTGATAGAAGCCTCAAGTTGCCCATTATACCTGATGGTGACGAAAAGTTAAAAGAAGAGATAATTCTTGGCTTTCAAAGGCGTGGACTGCCTAAAACAAGAGAATACTTAGACAGAATAAAAGAGGAATATAGCCTTATTACGAGAAAGGGTTTTACTAGTTACTTTTTGATACAAAAAATGATGACAGATGAGGCTCGTAGGGTTTGTCGTGATCTTTTGGGATTTGGTGATGGTTCACAAGCAGTAGGGCCAGCAAGGGGATCAGCAGCAGCCTCTTTAATTTGCTATTGCCTAGGAATTACGAGTGTTGATCCTGTTAGAGAGGGATTGTTGTTCAGTCGATTTATGAGCGAGGCTAGAGGTGGAAGAACCTTGCAACTAGAATTTAAAAATATTGATCCATTACCTTCTGATGATTAAATAATTTTTTGCAGATAAGGTTTAGATTGATTACCTTCTGTATCCTTTTGCATATTGACTTAAATTATCCTCATCTTCTTCTTCGATTTCATCGCAATTGTGAGAGTTGGGAGTTTTTCTAGAAGTAGGGCAAAGATACATATTTTTTAATTTTTCTTTGCAATTATATTCTGTCCACCTTATTGATAATACATTTTCTTTAAGACACTTTTGTCTTTTTGCTTCAGCAATAATTTCGGATGTTTCAAGTTCGATTGAATGAAAACTAGGGGGACTTTGAAGTTTAGGTAAAATAATTGAGTATTGTCCTTTTTCTTCAAGAATTGATTCAAATTGGTGACACATATCTTCAACAAGATGCAAACACATCTCATTGAGATTGTACATGGCACAAACTCTTGAGCATGAATTCTTTCCACCTTCTGGCAGTTTATTGTCTATTTCTCTAAGGATTTGGTCGTAATTTGTAAGTTCGTGTCTAAGAGTATTGACAAATTTTTGTACTTGATTTGAGGCTGGATATCTGCTTGTTATGTATTTTGTTTTTGCATAATCGAGTATATTTGTGTTTTTTGGTGCTGTTATGTGTAATTCGCTAATGTTAATGGGTTGGCCATCCAAACTGATTGAATATTCAAGTAAGGACTTTTTCTTAGTTTTAAGCCATTCATGGAAAGTCAACATATTCTATTTAGCACTTTTTGCATTAAAAATTTGGGGTCAATTTGATTGTTTATTGTGAGTAAAGATATGTTTCGAGGATTGCAGCAAGGAATAGTGCTAGGCATAAAAAGACTTATTTCAGGTTCATCGAATATGTACTTGATTATTTCTTTTTGCCAACTAATTCTTTTCTGTACTTCTGTTTCATCAGGATAAATTAATATCATGTTTGGGTGATTAATGCTTCCTGCATAGTGACTTGTTCCTGTGTCACATCCTATATAAATTTTGCTTTTTTCTATTATTTTAAAAGTTGTGTATATGTTGTCGCTAAAAAATACATTATTGTTATTGTCCTTGAACAAATGCTTTTTTTCTTTGTCAACGATGCATATTGAATTTTTGTATTGGTTTTTGATGGCTTGGAATATTTCTTCTGGATTGGATATGGCTCTTTTTTCATTATATTCTGGTGATAAACATGGTATGAAAACACAATCGTTTTTGTGATTAAAAAGGTTTTGTGTTTCTGTAAAAAAACCTTTGTGTTGTAAAAAAGGAGACCACACCCAAAGGTTGATGAAATTAATTTGTGGGAAATAACTTTCTTGAGTGAATCTTACAAGATTGTCAGGAAATAAGTTGAGTGTAGAAATATATGGGTTACAGTCTTTGTAATCAATTTGTATTTTTTTTGATTTAAAGTATTTGTATAAGGCTGTTAATTGAATTTCGTCTCCAATTCTGTGTTGGGGATGACATTCAAATATACCTGTTGTTACTGATTGCCAAGTTTTTCTGTAGATTGAAAAGTCCATAAAATAAGGGGAGTCATGCTCCCCTTATTTTAACTTAAATTTGGCTAATTTCAGTCATCTTCATCTTCATCTTCATCTTCATCTTCATCTTCGTCTTCGTCATGATCTTCGTCTTCGTCATGATCTTCGTCTTCGTCATGATCTTCGTCTTCGTCATCATATTCGTCTTCGTCATCATATTCGTCTTCGTCATCATATTCGTCATGATCTTCGTCATGATCTTCGTCTTCGTCATGATCATCGTCTTCGTCTTCGTCATGATCATCGTCTTTGTCTTCGTCGCCGTAAGAATCTTCTGATGCAGCAACTTCAAAAATTGATTGATTGAGTTTGCGGTTGAATGATTCATTTGTAGAAAGAAGGTGGGCGATAAGGTCGAATGATTCATTTTGTTGTGTCATGGCAACAAAGAATTCTTCAAAAATGTCGCTTCTTTTCATTTCAAGAATTGTGTCAAGGATGTATTTCTTATTTGAGGCACAAACTTCAACTGCTTCCTTGATTGCGTCTATGGCTTCAGATGGGCTGTTTTCCAGACCAGCTAATCTTTCAGAACGAACTCTTTTTGTAAATTCAGCCAAGCTAAGGTTCTTTTTCTTGTCGAGCCATTCCATGGTTGTATTTTTGGGATATGATCCAAGAACCTTTTCTTTTTCACCATGAGCGGTCTTTGGCATACTTTCGTAGCCTTTTTTGCCTTTGTGTCCAAGGCCGTCTGTGCCAAAACCCTTGTTGGGATCAGGTGCATCTTTTCCGCCTTTATAAGGAGAAATTTTACCAGATTGGGCAACGCCTCCTGCATTTTGTGGGAACTTGCCAAGACTAGGAGATGATGGTGAAGGGCCATCATAGTCAGGTGTAAGTTCTGTTTTGGCCTTCATTCCCTTTTCATTGGCCTTTTCTCTCATCTCTTCTACATAACGCTGGAAGTTTTGTTTCATAGTTTTCTCCATATCCTTAATAAAAGGACTAATTTCAGAACTTAAACTATATAAGGTTCAAATTATAAAAATTAAAATGAATATTTTATTTGTTTTTTAAGTCAAAAAATAAAATTTGATATTTTTGGTGAAATTATCTAAACTTTTTGAAAACAATTCCAGATAATACTATTGTGCTAGACATTAAAGGAGATTTTATGAAAAGTTATTTACATGAAACAGAGCGTTTTATTATCAATGAGGCATTGGATCGTTTGTTGTCTGATATGAAAAAAGACCCTGAAAATGTACGCAAGCCTTTCGATGAAATGATCGAAATGTGTACCGACTATGCTATTCCAGAATCATGGGACAGCTATATTGAAATAAATTCAATAAGATTGAATCTGAAAAATCTTGCGAGTCAGAAGTCATTTCCTATAAAACCTTTGAGGAATCTTTTGGTTCTGATATTGACTAAAATATTATCATAAATTATGAATAATATCAGTCGATTTAGATTAAGGATTGGTGATAGCATGAGAGGGAAAATGGTAGCATTTTCATGGTATGGAGGCAAAACATCGCACTTGAAGTGGTTGTTGCCGATGATTGACGCTACTCCTCACACTTCCTATGTGGAGTCATTTGGCGGGTCAGCGGCGGTTCTTTTGAACAAAAAACCGAGTCCTGTTGAAATTTACAACGACTTGTACAGTGATGTTGTAAATTTCTTCTCGGTATTGAGAACTAAACGGGAGGAACTGCTTCCATTATTGGAACTAACTCCGTATAGCCGTGAAGAGTTTGCGGACTCTTGTGAGAACGGCAAAACCGACGACGAGTTAGAATGTGCAAGGAAATTTTTCATTCGTGCGAGACAAGTTCGTACTGGTCTTGCCACTACTGCTTCGGCTGGTCGGTGGGCTTATGTGACAAAAGATAGCCGTCGTGGGATGGCGTTGGTCGTATCTCGGTGGCTAAGTGCCATTGATGGGCTTGAAGACATTTGTGTACGGCTGAGGCAAGTCCAACTGGAAAACTTAGAGGCTGTTGATGTAATCAATCGTTATGACACAGACGACACGCTTCACTACATTGATCCGCCGTATTTGATGACAACAAGAAGTGGTGGAGTTGGGTATGCCCATGAGTTTAACGAAGAAAAGCACTTACAACTGCTATCTGTAGTTAAGTTTTTGAAAGGCAAAGTGATTTTGTCGGGTTATTCCAACGAAACATACGATGACACTCTTTCCGGTTGGCAGAGATATGAAGCAGATGCTAAATTTGCGGCTGCTACTAGGCAGGACGGTAAACCGGCTCTCAGACAGGAAGTTGTTTGGACGAATTACGACTTGAAAGGACTGCTGTGCTGCAAGTAGAGCGTCACCACTATAAAGGCAACGATCAAATCGTCGCCCTCTGTAAGACTCATATTTTTTATAAAAATTAACTAAATAAAATTACGGGGCCGTATTAGAATTCGATTCGGATATGCGTCTTGGGAGTGGCATGTAGTGGTTGGTCAGATGGCCACTATAAAATCTGACTAAAGCCTTAACTGGCGAAACTGTTTACGCTTTGGCTGCTTGATTGCGGTCACGAATTTAGGTAGCTCGTCATAGGCGACCGAAAATTCGATGTAAATTATGACTGGTCTTTTGATTCTCAACGGTCATAGACGAGACAAAGTTGATAGTGCTGAAATAGGTTTTGTTTGTTGTGCCTATTCAGATGACATTAAACAATAAAATAAACATGTAGAAGCTCTCTTGATGTTATGCGAAGACGGCGGGGCAGAACCGCCCGGCTCCACTATGACTATAATTATTTTTTATTTATCATTAATGATCTTGGTTGCAAACCTTAAATTTTATGGTTATCAGCCAAGATCATTGATGTTTTCTCCAAGAAGTTCAAGATGGCGTAAGGTCAGGAATGCACATCTTCTCAAAAATCCAAATTGTGCAATTTGTGGTTCTGATGAAAATTTAACTGTTCATCACTTAAAAAGTTTTAGTCAATATCCAGAACTTGAATTGAGTGTTGATAATTTAATTACTTTGTGCGAAAATAAAAACTTAAATTGTCATTTTGTGTTTGGTCATCACATGAGATGGACAAATCTCAATGATACTCTTTTAAGTGATATTGAAAAAATCAAGCATTATGTAAAAGGTTGAAAATGCCAAATACAAAAATCATATCTGGCGATTGTGTTAAAAAAATTAAAGAATTACCTGAAAATTCTGTAAATTGTTGTATTACAAGTCCTCCATATTTTAGTTTGCGTGATTATGGGATTGAAGGACAGATAGGATTAGAAGAATTTCCAGAACAGTATATTCCCAAGATAGTGGAGGTTTTTTCAGAAGTTAAAAGAGTTTTGCGTAAAGATGGAACTCTTTGGCTTAATTTGGGAGACAGTTGGTGGAATAATTATGGTGGCGGATCAGTAACTATGAAAACTGGTAATGCGGAAGCAGTATCAATTCGTGGTAGGTGCAACAGGCCAAAACATAGTTATCTTAAATTAAAGGATTTGATAGGAATACCATGGATGGTTGCCTTTGCTCTTCAAAAAGATGGATGGTATTTAAGGCAGGAAATAATATGGAGTAAGCCAAATGCTTGTCCAGAAAGTGTTTTTGATCGCTGTACAAAGTCACATGAAACTATATTTTTGTTGAGCAAATCACCAAAATATTATTTTGATGCTCAGGCTATAGCAGAGCCATCTGTAACAACAGCCAATAAACCAGATGGTGAAAAAACTAAAAGAAATAAAAGATCAGTTTGGACAATACCTGTTGCAAGATTGAAGGAAGCTCACTTTGCAACATTCCCAATTGAATTAATTGAGCCTTGTGTTTTGGCGGGATGTCCAGAAAATGGAGTAATACTTGATCCTTTTGGGGGAGCAGGAACTACTGCCCTTGTTGCAAATCAGCACAACAGGAATGCGATTTTATGTGAGATAAATGCAGAATACATTGAAATAGCTAGAAAAAGACTTTCCAAAACTTTATTTGCCCAAGATATTGAAATAATTTGACTAAAAGAGCAAAATTATTTACAATGAAATACACAAGGGCATAAGCATGAAAATTTCCATATTTACACCAACTCACAACACCAAGTATTTGCAAAGGCTTTATCAAACAATAAAAAAACAAAGTTATCAGAATTGGGAATGGATTATTTGTCCAAATAATGGTGCTGTTGTTGATATAAAGGACGATCCAAGAGTTGTTGTTTATCCATGTTCTGGCTCAACAAATATTGGATATTTGAAAAAGTTTGCTTGTTCAAAGGCAATTGGCGAAGTTGTAATTGAAGTTGATCATGATGACGAACTTTTTTCAAATGCATTAGAGGAGTGTGCCAAGGCATTTGAAGACCCAACAGTAGACTTTGCCTTTTCAAATTGCTGCGATGTAACAGAAGGATATCAGCCTAGATTTTTTAATGAAAAGTTTGGATGGGTAAATAGGCCATGTGTGTATGAAGGCAAGCAATTAGTTGAAATGGTTGCATTTCCTCCTGATCCAGCAAGTGTAAGTAAAATTTGGTATGCTCCGAATCATTTCAGAGCTTGGAGAAAGTCATTTTATGAACGCATAGGTGGCCATGACGAAAGCATGGATATCTTGGATGACCAAGATATTATGTGTAGAACTTATATTCATGGCAAAATGCATCACATAGACAAGCCTCTTTATGTTTATCACTTGCATCCAGAAAATACTTGCTATGGTGAAAAGAATGGCAAAATACAAGAATTGTGTGTTGAACTTCATGACAAATATATTTATAAGTTGGTTGACAAGTGGTGTAATATAAACAAATTGAGGAAGATTGACCTTTGTGGCGGTTTTGACAAGCCATTTGGATATGAAAGCATTGATTTGGCAAATGCGGATATAATTGCAAATCTTAATGATAGATGGCCATTTGAGGATGGAAGTGTTGGTGTTTTCAGGGCGCATGATGCGCTTGAGCATCTCAAAGACCCAATTCATGTTATGAAAGAGGCCTATAGGTGTCTTGCTCCAAATGGTTGGTTTTTGACTCAAACTCCTAGCACAGATGGAAGAGGAGCATTCCAAGACCCAACTCATATTTCATTCTGGAACAGTAATAGTTTTTGGTATTACACAAAAGAACAAGCAAGATATATCGGCACTCCTGTTAAGTTTCAGTTAAACAGGATCAAGAATTTTTATCCAACTGAATGGCATAAGTTTCATCAAATTGTTTATGTAAAGGCTGATTTGTTGAAGCCTTCTGGTCGTGTTGCTGGTGGAATGGAAATCTGAGGCAATGATGCAAAACAATAAAAAATTAGATGATTACTTAAAAACCACAAAATTGAATCCAAAATCATACAAGAATTTATTTGAATTCGATTCTGATGAATTGGATGAGTATAGTGACAAGAGATTAACTGCATATAGTCAATGGTCTACATCTGATAATATACACTTTTTTCCAACTGCAAGAACAATTGATAGGCTAATGCCGGGAACATACGATATTAAGAGCAGTCAAAATCACGGCATTTACTTTGAAAAGATACCAGTTATAACAAAAGGAATACTTAGGTTTCCAGAAACGAATTCAGATAAAATTGTTCTTGAAATACAAAAGTTTTGGGAAAGAGAAAATATATTCAAGGAATACAATTTGACTCATAAGCGTGGGGTTATGTTGTTTGGGCCTCCCGGCTCAGGTAAAAGTTCAACAATAGCATTGGTGATGAAAGATGTAATCGAAAGAGGAGGTTTGGTAATCAATTTTGTGAACCCATCTTTGTTTTTGGCTGGAATTAGAAAGTTAAGGGAAATTCAAAAAGAAACTCCTATTGTTGTTTTGATGGAAGATATTGATTCTATTATTCAAACAACTTCTGAAAGTGAAGTTCTTAATGTTCTTGATGGTGTTAATCAAATAGAAAAAGTTGTATTTCTGGCTACTACCAATTATCCAGAAAGGCTTGGAGACAGGATTATCAATCGCCCTAGTCGTTTTGACAAAAGGTTCAAGATAGGACACCCAAATGAAGAAAGTCGCCGTTTATACTTGGATTTCATCATAGGTGGACAAGAAAAGATAGAAAATCTTGGTATTGATATTGACACTTGGGTCAAGGATACCGATAACTTTTCAATTGCACACTTGAAGGAATTGTTTATTGCAGTTGTAATACTTGGAGACAAGTATGAGGACGCAATTGAAACATTGACAAGTATGCGTGAAGAGAACTTGTCGTCAAGTGATGATGACAATAAGAGAAAGATGGGATTCTAATGGAAAAAATTCTTCTTTCAACTGAGTTTATTGTGGTTCTTGACACTAATTCTCCTTCTTTTGAATTTGCAGAAGATTTGTGTGCTTATTGCACAGGATTTGAATCGGAAAATACAAAAGATAGTTGTATGATGCAGAAATACTACGAATCTTTATCAATCAACTGTGGTTTACTTGATCCTGAAAAAGTAAAATATAATATTTTCTCTGGTTATGTTACTGACAAAATGAATCAAGATGGAAACTATTCACCATGTACTGTTTGGTTAAATAAAAAGTATGGATGCAATACTGATGGAGAATATGCAGAATTAACAGAAAACAATTATGAAGACTTTTCCATGCCAGCACCCTTTAGCGTTGGAATTTACTTTGAATTAGAACCATCAGATAATCACATTAGACTTCTAAGAGAAAGAGCTATCAAATTTTTTAGTGAGGAATGGAAAACTCCAGTTCAGTTGGAGGGCATAAGGCTCATCACTAAAACCCTTTATGGCCAAGAAAAAAATCTTGATTGATTGACTTCTCAAATTTTGCTATAAAAGTCAGATGCCAAAAACCTTGGATTTGACTTTATGACAGTACAAAAATTTTTGAGTATTTGTGAACAGTCCCTTAAAAGCAAGGGCTTGCATGAAAATCAATCTTATCAAAAAAGATTGAAGTGGGAAACAGAAGAAATAATTGCCAAAGAAAAGCATCTATATTTCCTTGATTTATATGATAGGAAAGTCAAGTATTCTCACAATCAAAACAATTTGCTGGTTTGTTGGTTGATGGGCATAGTTCCCGACCATGACATCAACAAGGAACCAGCTAACTTATTCACAGGCGATTTGCCTGATGTTGATATTGATTATATTCCTGTTGTTCGTGACTACTTGAAAAATGAGTGGGCACCTAAAACATTTGGAGAGGAATATGTTTGCAACATTGGCAACTATACAACATTTGGAATAAAGTCTGCATTGATTGATATGGCAAGAGTTCACGATGAGGATCGTGATGAGGTAATGGCAATCACTAAAAATCTAGATGCAAAGGATGATGAGGGAAATCCAATCACATGGGACGCAGCACTTAGGCTTGATCCTGAATTCAAGGCATATGTTGAAAAGTATCCTGCTGTTGCAGAAGCCACCAAGAAACTTATCAATAGAAACAGAGGAATGGGAGTTCATGCTGGTGGATTGATTGTATCAAGGATTCCTCTTCATGATCTTGTTCCTCTCACAAAAAGAAAAGATAATCCTCAGGCAAGTGCATGGGTAGAAGGTTTGCATGGACAAGACTTGCAGCCTGTTGGACTTGTTAAATTCGATCTTCTTGTTGTATCGAACTTGTTGCAAATAGCTCGTTGTTGCGAGATGATCAAAAAGCGTCATGGTCTAGAAAACATTTGTGGCAAAAAAGGAGAACCTGATTGGTCTGATGTTGATGCTTGGAGAAATGATCCAAAATCATTGGAAATGGCAAATAATGCAGACTTGAAGTGCATATTCCAATTTGATTCAGAAGGAATTCGTGGATTGGTAAGATCGGGAGGTGTGGACAGATTTGAGGACTTGGTTGCTTTTGCGGCGATTTGGAGGCCCGGTTGCTTAAAAGTGTCAATGGATAAGAGGTATGTTGAAAGAAAAAGAGGTCGTGAAAAGTTTGAAATTCATCCCCTGATAAAACCTGTTCTCGAAAAAACATATGGAGTTATGATTTATCAAGAACAAATTATGCAAATATTAAATCTTGTAGGAAATATTCCTCTCAAAGATTGCGAGGCAGTTAGAAAGGCCATTAGCAAAAAGAAATTAGACGCAATTGTCAAGTATAAGGATATGTTCATAGAAAATGGCCAAAAGAATTTGCAATACACTAAAGAACAGATGGAAGAGTTTTTTAATCAAATACTTTCGTGGTCAGAGTATGGATTTAACGCTGCACATGCAACTGCTTATAGTTACATATCAGCTTATCTTTTATATTTGAAAGCTCATTATCCATCTGAATTTTATGCAAGCATACTTTCATGTGAAACTGTAACAGAAAAAATTAAAGACATTAAGATGGAAGCTAGGATACATGGCATTGATATGCATCGCTTGGATATCAACAAGTCTAAGGAAAATTTTGAGTTGGTGAGAGAAACCATATATTATGGTTTTTCAAATGTTAAAGGAATAGGAGAGGGGCCTGCCAAAAAAATTGTTTCAGGACAGCCATATTCATCTTTTGAGGACTTTCTTTTTAGGTGTGGCACAGATGCAGCAGTATTAAAACCACTTTTGGGACTTCGCTGTTTTAGGGATCGTGATCCTGTTACTCTTTGGAAATTTGCTGAATATTTCAAAGATAGTCTCAAGAAAAACACAGACAGAAAAAAGAGATATGACAATTCAATGGAAAGTTATGATTTAGAGTTAGAGGAATTGCTTCCTAATTGTGGCTTCAAATTGCAAGACCTTTCTGGAGATAGTCCATTTGATAGCGATCAATTCAAATCAAAGTATGACAAAGACGAAGAAATCGAAATAGTTAAAGAATATGAATGTGAAAAGTCAGAGGGATATGGCAGAATCGAAATGGTATCAGTACCAGTTGTGGAAGGAGAAGTTTTTATTGAAAAGGAAATGATGAGATATTATAAAAAAGTCACAACCAAAAAAGTATGGAATAAATGGAAAGAACTCAAGAAGTTGTGGATAAAGAGAACTAGGACAATACAAAAGTTTTCGCAATTTGTTGAAAAGGAAATGCCAAGATTAACTGAATTTGATCCTGACAAGTATGAAATATCAAAAGAACTTGAAAAGGAATTTAAGAACCCGATAGTTTGTGAAGAAAAGTATTATGGATTTGCATGGATACATGAGTTGGAAAGAAGTCCTGATTATAAAGGAAATATGACATTTGAATCACTTAGACATTCAGATGGAGTTGTAAGTCCTGTTGAGGTCAGGGTTTTGAAAGTTGAAAAGAAAACAAGTAAAAAGGGGTCAAGTTATTATCAGGTTTTAGCAGAAGATGTGACTGGACAACAAAATAAAATTAATTTATGGTCTGATGATTATGAAAGATTTGGTAGAGAATTTGTAAAAGGTAACTTACTTAGATTAAGACTCCAGCCTCCTTCTGGAGGTTTTCCAACATTCTTGTTAGAGTCAAACTCTGGTATTGGAAGAATGCGATATCAAAAGAAATATCGTGATAAAGAGGATGATCCAAGAGTTTTTGTCATGGCTTTTGGCAAAAAAGAAGAAGAGAAGTTCATGACAGAACAAGAAGTTTTAGATTCTTTCAAATTATAGGAATAAAAATGGATAATGATTTTGTAATTGATTCAACTAATTTTGAAAAATACTTTAGGGATTGTCGTATAAGTCGCCCTGAAAGAGGCGATGTAATGGCGAGGTATTCTGCCATAGCTGAGTTTGTTGATGGAAAGATGAAACAGGATATTATACATTTGTTGACCAATCATGATAACAAGGCAATAGCAGCAACAAATGTAATGAGAAAGTTGGGCTGTGCCACAGAAAGTGAAGCAATAAGAATATGCAAGGAAGTAACAGAAGATTTGGCAAATGGAATGACTGAAAAGGAAGTAGAGGAAAAAGCTTACAGATATAAGATGGAAATATTTTATTATGTGAAGAAAGAGTATGTTCCAGAAAATGATCCTCATTGGACAATAATCAGTATTACAAATTTAGACAAATTTTTGGATAGTACAAATCAATTGGTATCAATTAAAAGCAAGATTATTGAACAGGAGTGTTCAAGTGAAGACAAAAAAGTGCAAGAAGCAAGCGTATGATTCTGAAGTAATACTAATTGAAACACCATATAAGCCTAGTTTCGGAGCTTTTGCACGAACACAAAAAATAGATGATAACATTCACAAAGTGGATCATTGGTTTTTTTGCAGGGACTTGTTTCATAATGTTTTGTGGAATTTGAAATTATTTTTTTATAGCATAAAGGCTAATAAGTGTAATTCAGTATCAGCCTTTATGCAAGAAATAGAAGAAAAGTTAAATGTAAATCCAAGATCGCAATTCGGAATTACACAAAACAATAAGATTATGTGGGTCAAGCCAAGTCCATGGTGGACTGCATTTGGAATGAGAAGGTCTCTTTTTACAATATTGTTAAGAGCGGCTCTGAATTACAGCACATCAAAGAAAAATTTCATGGAAGCTGTAAATTCTGAAAAGTATTTGTCTACAACCACTTATGCTTTTGAAAGGTTCATGTCTGGCAATACTAAATACGCCGGACACAAAAGAGGATGGTATAAACAGTTTTGCGAAAAGAATTTAAGTCATGAAGAAATTGATAAGCTATTGATAAAACCTATCAAGTAGTGACATATATAATTTAATCTGCATTTCAGAAAATAAATGTATAAAGGATTCATAATATAGAGGTACAATATGAGCAGCATGATGGATGATATCAATAAGTACGCTAAAATTTGGGATAGTGCTTTGGCAAAAGGCATTTTTGATAATGCTCCCAAACCTCCAGCACCAGCAGAACCAGAAGCTAGTGCAGACTTTTTTGGGCAACTAAAAACAGGCGAATATGATATTGATGGCCCTCTTCATTTAAATGAAGGTGAGGTAAAGTATTGGGCAGAAATGGCTAAGTCCGCTGGCATTCGTTCTGCTTATCATATGCCATTGAATGAAGAAAAAGAAATGGACAAGCCAACCATCAAGAAAAGGTCTAACAAACTTGGCAGTACATTTAATCCTGTTTATCCTAATACAGTTGGCAAAGATCAAGACTTAGGCACACCTGTCAAGGTCACTCAGAATTGGGGTGTGGGTGGCAAAGAGTTGAATGATCTTGAGGACTTGAAAAAGAGGTTTTACGACTTGGAAGTCAAACTCAGTCAGGCTGGTATTATCAAGGCTGAAAAAGGCAAAAAGAAAAAAGCAGACTCTGAAAGCACAATACTAAAAGGAATGGATGACCTTAAAAAGCAAATAGATGAGTTGAGCGACAAGCTCAATGGAAATAATTCAGACGATTGATGTGCTTTAAAAAATAAAATAAAGAACCTTTTTAAAAAAGAGGCTTTTTATTTTTTGGTGCATATAATTTCTTAGGGGGAAATTATATGTCTATGCCATGGAAAGCGAATAATGAAGTATTTCAACTATTGTCTATTGTAAAGAGCAAGCATCATTCTCCACGATTGGATGATTGTTCTGTAGCTGTGTGTTTCGATGAAACAAAAGCATTTGTTAAAAACAAATTGAATTTAGGAAAGTTGAATAAGTTTAGTGCTACTGCTAAATTGTGGCAAGTTGAAAAATATGACTTTTGTTTAACAATATCAATTGATTTGTGGACAGATGTTTTGAAGCCTTCTGACAGGGAAGCATATCTTGATTTAATGCTTACAAGAATTGATATGGAATACATTCCTGAAACAATTGAGGAAAATGGAAAGAACAAGAAAGTATTGGATGAGTTTGGAAGAATCCAATATAGCAATGTTCCTAAAACAGACAAGGATGGTCATGTCAAGTGGAAGATTGATCCTCTTGATTTGGAAGTTTTTGCCAAGAATGTTCGTAAATATGGTTTGTGGCAAGAAGATTTGCTTGTTTTGAAAGAAGCTATTCTTGCCGCTGACGGGGGGTAATTTGAAAAATTCCAAGATTATTGAACTTACAGTTTTAGGACTATGGCTACTGATAGCCATAGTCTTGTTGTTAAGAACAAAGTCACAAGATGAAGTTATCAATCCCATCAATAACAATTCAATTGTTGAGGCAAATAAAAATTACGAAATTAAAAAAATAACAGTATTTGATGCAAACACATTTGATATAACATTAAAAGATGATCTTTTAAAAAGAATATCTGCTTGCTTGTCTGTTAAGTCTTCTCTTGATTCAAAGAAAAAGATAATTGAATTATTCAATCATGCTCAAAATCCAGTAGTCTCTCTCAAACAAAAAAATAGTGATGGCAAATGGTTGGTTGAAATATTTTTGGATCATGATGGCAAAAAAGTTCAAATGACAGAATGGTTGAAAAACAACAATCTTGTTTATCAGTAACTCTATTATCTTATGCAAAATTTCATGATTAGATGCCATAAGTGCAGATGGGCAAGGCTTTCTAGTGGACTAACACCAGATTTGGCAGATTTGACTGAAATTAAAAAGTGTCAGACTTGTGGTTCTGTTCGCCAATTCAAGTGTCCAAAGTGCGGTCTTCCTGCTAAAATGACAAGGATTAAGAGAAACAATACATGAAGTTTTTTTCGTCATGTAAAAGAAATATGGGAAATGGCGAGTTGCTTGAAAAAGAAGACTTGCTAACTGATCTCAAATTTTATGTTCATAAATTCAACAAAAGACCAAGGCCAGAAAACAAAGATAGGATTTTGATAATCAGTTGTTTCTCAGAGTTTGGATGTGAAACAATTGGATTGATGTACTGCATACCAAAACTTCTTGCAAGTAATCCCGGTGCTTATGTTATTTGTGTTGGGTGGCATGGAAGAGAATATTTATACAGGCATTTATCTGATGAGTTTTGGGAAGTAGAAGAAAAGGCCATGCAGTTCAGGGATTGTGCCAATGCATTTTCCAACACATCACGAAATATAAAAAAACTTGAAAAAATGCTTGAAGCATATGGAAATGTCACACAAGTTTCAAGAATGGGTTATATGTGCGTTGGCAATACCTGTGACATATGCAAGAAATTCTGGTTTGCGGGAGATGTGGTAATTTGCCCTAATTGTTATTCACATAGCGTTACAAAAGGCATATTGGCAGATGTTTCATACCATAAAAAGTTTGCAGTCCAAGTGCCGAGGCCTTCAATTAAAAAACAGGAAATGGCCAAGAAGTATTTGAAAGAAAATTCTGTTGGCATATTTGCAAGGGGTAGAAAGCTTTATGGCCGTAATTTACAACCTGAATTTTATGTCAAGTTGATAAAGTTTCTTGAAGACAAAGGATACAATCCTATTTGGCTTGGAGAAAAACAAAGCACATTGAAATGTCCTCTTGAACACATCACCGATTTTAGCAGGATGCCAGAATCAAGAGACTTGGAATTGACTTTGGCATTGATAACAAACTTGAAGTTCACAGTTCAATTCTGGACTGCATCAACAAGGCTTGCAAGTATGATGGGAGTGCCTTGGATACTTTTTGAAAGTCCAGATCAGATAGTCGGAAATGGTCAGGAAGGAAAGAGAATAGCACTCACAACTGATCAAAATAAGAAAAAGTTGATATTGGCACACTTTTGTAAAGTTTATGAAAACCATGATATGGCTTTGTCAGTATTGAATGATGGAATAGAACAGATAAAACAAGACAATTGGGATGATATAGTGGGAATGGTTGATTTTGAAGATATAGTTGGAAGTATGTTGAAAAAACAAGATGAGTGGAGGGGGATGTGAATTCTGTTGCTGAGTTTTTAAGAAGGGCATCAGAGAGAAATGGTTTCAACAGAGACTATTTTGAGGAACGCAAGATACCAACTGACTTTACAAATGTTTGTATAATGCCTTTTTTTGGCGATTTAAGGTCAACAACGATTTTGTCTTCATATTTGTTGCAAAGAATTAGGCAAGAAACAAGAGGCTCCAAGTATTTCATACTTGCATCATGGCCGGGATTAGGGGGACTATTTCCTTATACTGATGAGTATTGGTCTTTGAATGATGATTCAATAATTAAAAAGTTTTATGAGAACTCTGAGGGACTAAGAAATAGGTCTGACTTGAACACCATTTATATTCGCAATATGAATGAGTTTTTCAGGGATGTATTGGATGGAAGTGAATTGCAAAAGTATTACAGAAATGGATTCTTGAACAACTTTTTTGAAAAGTTTACAAATACAAAAAGATTTTTGCCATTCATACCAAGTTCAACGATTATTGGCAAGGAATTCAACAAGTACATGACTATCAAGTCTGGTTATAAAATCTTCATTCATCCAACTTATTTTTCAAAAGTATGGCAAAATGGAATTAGTGAAAATGTAAGATCAAGCAAAGAATTTTATATTGAGTTATGCAAGTTTTTGTCTGAAAACAATATGACTCCTGTTGTGTGGCAAAACTTTTTGTCACATGACATATCGGAGGAAGTAAAAGAATACTCAATCATTTTGAGAGAAACAGATATTATCAAAGCAATGTCTGCAATGAGGTCTTGCAGTTGTGCTTTGGATACATTCAATGGTATTTCAAGACTTGCTTTAATAGCTAGGTGTCCTTTCATGTGCATGGATGAAAGGTCTAGGTATTCTGGCACAAGAGAATATGAGATTGATGATTTGAGTGGTCAAAATATTCCTCGTCATTATATTTTTTCATTTTCTACTATTTTAACAGAGGGCGATATTTCAATTTGGAACAGGGACACATTTCCAACAATAAAAAATAAGTTGGATAACTTTTTGCCCGATCTAAATCGTGATGATTGGCCTACAACTGTGGAATCTAATGAAAATTTACCATATGAAAAGTTTGTGCTGCCACATAAGAAAAAAAAGATAGGCACAAGGTTCATAAGGGTTCCAAAAGAATAGGACTTATAAAAAATGGCTTGTAAGGTAGAGCTTCGTGATCTTCCCCATAATCCTAGTTGGTATGAAAGGGAAGTAGCATTTAAGAAAATGTTTACGGCATTCAAAAAGGCAGTTGCCGAAGCTGGCATTCTTCATGAATTCAAGAAAAGGGAATACTACGAAACTCCCGGTGAAGAAAAGAGAAGAAAAAAGAGAGAATCTGAAAATGTTCGCATGAAGGAAAAGTTGCGTGAAAACTTTCCTGAAAGGCGAAGGGCCAAGAAAGTAGAAAAGAAAGACAAGAAAAAAGGTGAATAATGCCAACAAAAAAACCAAAGATCATGAGCCTTGCAGTTGACTTGGATATCCAAGATAAAATGAAGGCTGTTGCTAAAAAGAGAAACATAAGTGTTTCAAAACTTATTCGTGATATGGTCGAAAAAAACCTTCCAAATGTAGATGAGGAAGTTGATATTGTTGTTTTCAAAGTGCCATTTTCTCAAAAAACAAGTTCAGAAGGTTTGAGAAATTGGCTTTTGCCTCGCATGGAAGCAGTTGTCAAAGCTCTTACAACATGAAATTCAAAGAACCAATAAATCTTGTTCCTGTTCAGGATATTCCAAAGGCACAGGATGTGCCTCTTGATAATCTCATGGATATATTCAGGCTTTGTAACAAGTTGGAGGTTATCTGTGAAAAAAATAATGGAATAGGCTTATCTGCTGTACAGGTAGGAATACCATGGAAATTGTTTATCATCAAAAGAAACAGACATTATGAGTATTATGTAAATTGTGATTACGAAGGTAGTGGCGAAAAGCTGAAATCCCTTGAGGGATGCTTGTCAATTAAAAAAGAAAATAATGAATATCGTAGGTTTGAAGTTGAAAGGTATTCACTTGTAAAGATTACAGGAAAACAACTAATTGTTTCTGGTACTCCATCACTAATTTTACAAGATGTTAACACAACTGAAAAAGAATTATATTCAATTGTTTTTCAGCATGAAATAGATCATAGTAGAGACATACTCATTTCAACAATAGGTCGTGAAATTGAAATTTTGGAGTAGATGATGCTAAGTCTCAAACAATTAAAAGATGTTTGTTTGGTAAACAATAACACTTATCGTCGCTGTCGTTATCTTTGCCAAGATGATATAGACCCCCAAAAGTTTTATTGTATGAAAATGTCTGCAAAAGCTAAAAGTATTGATCATGAAATACAAAGCTATGTTGACTTAATGAAACTAAAAGGCAAAGACCCAACTAGGGATAATTTGCCTCTAGGAGACAATTGTCAGGGATATCCTTTGCTAAGGCATCTTGAGCAAGGTTATGATGTCAAAGATTAACTTTGCAGTCTTTTTTTAATTAATTCGTAGATTTCTTGTGATGTCCCTGTTTCAGCAGAAGATTGTATGAGTTCTGATTCCAATTTAGCATTATTGAAACGAGCTATTTCTCTTGCCATAAGTTGGTTAGTTTTTTCGCTTTTAATCGCTCTGTCTCTATAATAAAATAAAAACATCCCAATCACAACAATAGAAAAAATGAATATGAGAGCGCCATCTCCTTGAATTATTTGGATTCCTGTGTTCTCATTTCTGGAAACAGCAGCATTAATGTTGAGTAGTCCGCTTTGTATTTCTTTAAGTTTACTGTTTTGTGCAGAAATTTCTTGTCTAACTTGCCCAAGTTCAACCATAAGCCCATTTTGATTGTTTTTTATATCCTCTATTTTACCATTTTGATTTTGAATTCTTGGTTTGTTAAGAGGATTGAAATTGGCGCATCCAGTCAAAAATAATAATATGAATAATATGGTGAATTTGTACATTTTGCCTCAATATATCTATGGTTATCAATAATTTTTTTGTAAAAGGATATGGCACTTAAAAAGGCTTTTCACTATAGTTGTCTCAGGTACTTATTTTTATGCTGGAGGATTCGGCGTGACGAATTCGAGGGTTGAATTTTATGACGATGAATTTGATCATGAAGAATCACTTTCCTTGTCAGAAAGTGAAGCAATAGCAGAGGAATTCAAAAACAATGCAAAAGCCTTAGTGCTAAAGCATATTTGTAATTATTTTCAAAACAAGTCTCTTCACACAGGCGGTAAAATTCCAACACAGATTCTAAAGACTGAGAAAAGAATTTCACTCGTATTAAACTCAGATATGTGTACTGGTATTGATCGTGCCTATGCAGCATTGGAAAGTTCTTGTCCTTCTGTTGTACAAACAAAAAAAGTTAAAGAACAAATTCCTGTACATTATGAGCAAGTGAAAACTGTTTTGGATAATATTTGCAAGAGTCGTATTCCTAAGGAATTTGCTGGTGGCATTTTATGTTTGCATCTTGAGTTAGTGGACGGAGTTGTATTTGAGTCGTGACTTAATTTTATTGTCTAGGCACTTTGAGGTATTTCAAGTGCCCAAAGAAAAGAAGTACCTCTTGAAATACTTTGATACGCCCATACAAGAGGCGTTTTTGAAGTATTTCATGGTTTTTCAAGAATATAAAAATTTTACGGATCACACAGGATTGGCAGTACAACCTCATTATCTTAAAAGTTTGTTTGATAAATTACAGATTATTGAAAAAGCACATAAAGAAGCAAAATCGAATTTGGATATGGCTGGTGTCTTGCAAATCGAAAAAGGTAAGTTTAAATTCAATAAACATAGAACTAAATAGTGCATGGCACTAATATCATTTAAAGATTGGCGAAAAAAAATAGATGAGGCAAGTCCAACCACCCGATTGAGGGCTGGCATCATGATGGGAAATTATCCCATGAGTGCTGGAGTTGCTATGTCTCGATCAACTCCTAGTCCTGCTTTTGTTGAAAAAGCTGTTAAAGAATTAGGATCACCAGATAAGCCAAAAAAGAAAAAAAGAAGAAAGAAAAAAAGAAAATGATATCATTTGATGAATGGATGCTTCTTAAAGTAAATGAGGCAAAAGGAAAGACTCGTCCTGTTCCTGTTGCCCACAGAGACATTGAAAAATGGTTAAGGTCATTAGAATTATTGAAGCGTGATTTGGAAGACTTTGAAAAAGCAAAGAAACAAGCTGCACAAAAGTTGGCAAATATTGTAAAATTTGATCGTAAAAAAGACAAAGAAGAAGAGTCTGATAAGAAGAAAAAGGATGATGATAAATTAGCGAAAAGTGATGAAAAGAAAAAGGATAATGATAAACCAGCGAAAAGTGATGAAAAGAAAAAGGATGATGATAAACCAGCGAAAAGTGATGAAAAGAAAAAGGATGATGATAAACCATTGAAAAGTGATGAAAAGAAAAAACCAGAAAAGAAAGATGATAAAGAAAAAGATTCTGACAAAAACGATAAGAGTCAAATTACAAAAAAGAAAAAAAATAAAAAGACTGATAAGAAGCCTTTATAGGTTTTTGAGCGCACTTTCTCTTATAATTAAGCAGAGAGGTGTGTTATGAGCGAAACATCACAACAAACAAACGCTGATGACGCAGCAAAACTACAAAATAAAATAATTAGAGAAGTTCACAATAGTCTTGTTGTGAATATGGTAAATTCTGAAACTTATGTTATTGCCGTTGCTGTTTGCAAGGATGGCACAAAAAACTTTATAAATCGAATAAGTTGTAAAAAAGGCATACCAATTGAGGGCTACATTTATGACGCACAATCAGATTGTTATTTCATAGAATGTAGTGATTATTTACATATTGGAAACATATCTGTTTCATTTGTTGCATCTTCTAAAAGTAGAAATTGTTGGAAAATTAATGTTCCTTTGCCAGAAAATGTCATAAAAAAGTATTTGTCTGAAACACAAAAGAAAGACCTTAAAAATTTCAAGGCTCATTTCAATAATGATGAATACACAATAAACTACATACAAATGGTTGCCCCGAATTGAAATTAACCAAAGATAAGTTTTGGCATGATGTGGATGCTCATGATTATTGGATGGGCATGGCATTCATGTTTGCATCTAAATCAAAAGTAAAAAATGCAACATTGCTTGTTGAAAATGGAGATAAATTAATTTCTTATGGTCTTGAAAATCCTTTTACTATTACTTCTAGTTCCACATATATGGTTCCAAGTCAAATTAGAGCAATCTTAAATTGTAATGTTGAACATTATAATACAACCATGTACTGCACATCTCCTCCTACTATGGAATCAGTTTATACAATAGTGGCAAAAAATTCCATAAAACAAGTTGTATTCTATCCTTGCAAAGAATGTGATCAAGATGTTATTGATGTTTTTCTTTCTGTATTTTGTGAAATAAATGCTTATAAATGCAATTTGAATTGGATGAGGGATTATTTTGATACAATAGAACATAAATAGCTTTATGGCTTGTTCATCTACAGGAATTGGTTGCACCACACCACCATCTGGTTGTCCTGATCAATATGGTTGCATAAGTGGCAAATGCCCTGACTTTACTATCAGGAGACATGATACTAAACCAGCATTCAAAGTCAAAGTTGAGGACTGCGATGGCCCACTTGATTTGACAGGTCTTGTTTTGGAAGCAACTATGTGGGCGAAAGGCAAACTCAAGGTTTCATTGGATCAAGATGATACTGTTTTGGCTTTTGCAGACAATATAGGATTCAATCAAATCATGCAAGGTGATGTTTTGATTATGGATCAGGCGAGGTTGCCTGAAAAGATGCTTGTTGTTGGTTTTGATGAAATCAACAGGCTTGTTCATGTGCAAAGAGGATATCACGGAACATTTGTGCAAAACTGGAAAAAAGGCACACCAGTCAAAATTATAAAGTTTTCAAATGCAACAGCCACAACTGAAATGATTTACCAAGACATAATAAACATAGATGGAAGTACAACAGAAGATGTTTTGACTGAAAGTTTTTTGGTTTATGAGTGGCAAAATAATGATACTTGTTTGCCCGGTTGTTATTACTTAGAATTTAAGTTGATGAAAATGCTTGTAATGGGTGTTTCAATGCAATCGACTGTTCCAAGTAATCAAATACCTAGCAACTTGCTTCCTGATGGCGTTATTCCCAGCTTTACAGAAACATCATTTACTCCATCTACATTTGGTTGTGGTTTGGGATCAGAAATTGATTGGATAAGAAGGTTTCCAGTTGATAAAGAAGGTTTTTACTTGAAAATTGTTGATACAATTACAATAAATGATTGACTTGTGTTTCTAGGATTGGTACTTTTGTTTAACTACATTGAGGTGCGAATTTAAAAGATGAATATGAATACTGGAAGGTTTCAAAAAGATCGTCGTGAAGATCAAACAAGAGTTAATTGGCAAATAAAGTCCCCACAAGTAAGAGTTGTTCGTGATGAGGAACAATTAGGCGTATTGCCAATAGATCAAGCAAGAAAGTTGGCTATGGATCAAGGCTTAGACCTTGTTGAAATTGCGCCAACAGCAAAGCCCCCTGTTTGTAGAATCATGGATTATGGAAGATTCAAGTACGAACAAAATATCAAGAAAAAGGATGCTGCCAAAAAACAAAAGGAATCACAAGTACAAGTCAAAGAAATTAGGCTAAGGCCAGCCATTCAAGATCATGATATTGAAACCAAGGTAAACCAAGCCAAAAAGTTTATTGAAGACAAAAGCAAAGTTCAATTCAATCTTTTATTTAAGGGCTTTCGTGAACTTGGACATAAAGAGCAGGGCTTCATGGTTATGCAAAAGATTTTGAAGAGCATGGAGGATTTTGCAACTGTAGAGAAAATGCCTGTTTTGGAAGGCAATCGCATAACCTGTTCTTTCACACCCAAAGAGTGACGGATGTCATCATGTCAGAAATACTGAAACAAAAAGTTTATGAATTACAGAATGAATTTAATCGTCGTTTGAATTACACATATCATTCTCCGTCATCAACAACAACTCCTGTATTGCTTCAAATACTGCATGATTCAAGTCAGGAACTTCTTGAATTTGCTTTTGGAAACTTTGGCAAAAATTTAAGCGAGTTGACCCATGTTCTAGACATGATGCATCCAGACCTTGTCAATATATTCGATGGCAATTTTTCCGATGAAAATCAATTCTCAAAAGTTTGTATTCAATTTCTAGCGATGGCTGAATACGCCAAAAACAATGATTTGAATCATGTCTTTCCATTGCTTGGAACATTGCTTATCAAAGATTCTTTGGACAAGAATGTTGCCAAAAAAATTGAGTGCGCCAATTACAGTAAATCCTATGTAAGGATGATTAATGATGATAATGTAAGAGAGCAAATTCGTTTTTCCAAAAAAATGCAAGTTATTGACTTGCAAACTTTTTACAAGAAAGGCGAAGAGTCATGGAATGCACAACCTGATAACTTCAAGACTTTTATTCGTTATGATTCTGCTTATATGCATGAATTGAAACAAGCAGAAAAGAAAATGAAAAGGTATCAGGAATTAGGTTGCCAAAGTTTGGCATCTGAAATAGCCAAAAGCATTGAGTCTTTTAAAGAAAATATGGAACAGACTTATTATGGTTTCAATCGCATAACCATGACAAATGCTGCTATAATCTTGGCCAAGTCCATGGGCTATAAGTACAATCCATCATATGCCTTGACTGCTGGCAACTACTCCATGTCAACAGAACCACAAGTGATGATTGAAAGAACATTTTTCAAGGATTATTACTTTGATGTTTCAAATGTGGTAGAAGCAGTATACAGATATGAGCCGAAAGTTTATCCTTATCATGAACTGAAAAGCGTTGCGTCTGATGAAGTGTTGAATACTATCAAGACTCTTGAAAGTTTTCCCGAAGCTAACAACAAGCCTATATTTGATCACTTTGGAGTTATAGTTCCAAGTATCAATTACAGGGGAACGATGTTTAAAAGTATTTCTGGAATATTGCAAGATCATGTTAGCAATGAATTGTGTTGTAAAGAATTAGACAAGGTACTAATTAAAAACAAATATTATTATCCGATTATTATTGGTGAGAAAGATGGAAAATGCTTTTTCATTTGCTATTGGACTTAAAAGGAAAACAAAATGACATATAATCTCACGAAACAACAACTGCTTGAATTTGCAAACTTAGTGTATGAGCAATCTGTGAATGGCTACATGGACTTGAAGGAAAGTTCATGTGAGGGTCTTGTTGCAAATTTTCTTTCTGACAAAAAAAGTTCTGCAAGCAATACTCATTTATCGCTGACAACAAATTCCGTCACAACTTCGGAAATTTTTACATCTGATGTATTCACGATATCTGACGGAATGAGTATAAACCAGAACCGCTAGGTTTTTGTAGGAAAGGCGAAAATGTCGAAAAATAAAATTCTGACTCCTCTTGGTACAGAGTATACAAACTCATCACCAGTACCTAAGGTCAAGGGCGTAAGGCCTTGTGGCGCTCAAGTTTTGATTGAGTTTTTGACTTCTCAGGAAATGCTAGGAACATCTCTTGTTGTTAATGACAAGACTGATCTGAAGGTTCCATTGCAGGGTTATGTTCGTGCTACTGGCCCCAACTTCAAGTCATCGGATTATGGTTTTGATGTTGGTGATCGTGTAACTGTTTCTGGTGCAGGAATCCATGTTCCAAATTGGGATGGAATAGCCCGTGATCGCTTCCTTATGGAGCCATCATCCGTGAAAGGCGTTATTGTTGAAGAATGAAAGACTTCTACGCTATTCTTGGCGTTCAGAAAAATGCTTCCAAGGATGAAATTGTTAAAGCCTATAGAAAAGGCGCACAGCAGCATCACCCTGATAGGAACCCCGGTGATGCTGAATCTGAAAAGAGATTCAGGGAAATCCAAGAAGCATATGATACTCTAAGCGATCCCAATAAAAGAGCGGATTATGACATGGGTGGTCACACCATGCAATTCCGCACTAGAAATGGATTTCAAGGAAATCCATTTTCTTCTTTTGGTGATATGGGAGACTTCTTTTCTAATAGTTCATACAGAGGTCGCAATCTAACAATCAAACAAGAAATAGAACTAGAAGAAGCATATCAAGGATGTTCAAAAGAAATTTCAATCAAGATCAAGAATACTTGCACTACTTGCAAAGGTTTGGGACAAGTTAGCAAAGAAGATTGTGCTAATTGCAATGGGCAAGGATTTGTCAAGACATTCAATGCTCCTTTTGAGTTTAGAACAAATTGTAGCGTATGTCATGGCTTGGGAAAAATAAATCCAATTCCATGCAATGACTGCAATCAAACAGGTTTCTTGGCTGGATACAAAGAGAAAAAAATCAAGATAGAAATTCCATGTGGAATTGACAATGGAATAAATATCAAGTTTACCGGAGAAGGAGAAGAATCAATAAGAGGTGGAAGGTCTGGTGACTTAGTTGTTCATATTCTCATTCGTGACCATCCAATTTACACAAGAGAAGGAATTGATTTGTTTGTGGATGTTCCTATGTCATATTCGCAAATGGTATTGGGATGCGATATTGATGTTCCAACAATAAGCAAGGAAATAGTGACCATCAAAATACCAGAAGGAACACAAACTCATACTAAGTTCAAGGTCAGAGGAAAGGGAATGATGCTTCCAAATGGAATTTTGGGAGATATGTTTGTAACAGTAAAACTTGAAATACCAAAGAAAATATCCGAAGATTACAAGGAATCAATCAAAAAGCTGATGGTTCATGAAATGGGCAATCTTGGCTTCAAAAGAGAACAATGGATCAAAAATATAAAAGAAAAATCTAAATAAAAAAGAGGTGATCATGAATAACACATTGAATAACAAGTTCTTTTGGATCGTGGCTGGACTTACTGGAGCAATGCTTGTTATTGGGATTGGTGGCAAGATTTTTGTGGACAAGGTCGCAGATGTTGTTATCAGCAAACTTAAAAAGGAATATAGCCCATCTCCCTACGGGCCGGGCCTTGATCCTGACAAAATTGATGTCAATAAAATTAAAGGCTTTTAATCAACTTCGCAACTTTTTATTTGTGATGGATAAGGACTGCCATCTGTTGGCAGTCTTATCATTTTTACAGTCATGACCTTCCCAACTAATGGCTCAGGGTTTATTCTTCTAAACTCGTCATGTGTAAAATATAGTTTTGTGCCATCTTTTAACTGTATGTGTATTGGATTTTTCTTCTTGATTATAATTTGAATTGGAGACTTTTTTGTGACCAATGGCAAATCCAATTCAAGATTTGGAAGAACTATAGATTTGGCCCATGAAAAGTTTTCGTCCACGGCTATTGCACCATGAAACTCAACTAAGTCACATAAATTGACAAATTCAGAAAAATTGCTGGTCATTATTACTTATTTAGTTGTACATGGAAAGAAAATATAAAATCACATCTTCTTCTCACATTATCACAATGATAGTGAATTTTGAGGATGAAAGTGGAACATCGCACAATATGTCAGTTGGCGTTGATTATCTGATGAACAAAGTTTACTTTCTCGACAAATCAAATTCAGATTTGGACTACGATAGTTTAGAAAAGGAAATATTGATAAGCCTTAGGCCAGAAGAAGTGGTAGTTCCAGAAATTCCAAGCACACTTATGAATCGTGTCAAGGAAGTAAGACAAGGCAAATTTGACAACGAATATTTTTACAATAAGGACATCTATGGGAAATAGTGCTGAAAAGTTTGGTTTCAAGGTTGGAATTGCAGGCGATGAACAAAAAAAGCCTTGCAATCTTCAAATCATGACCTTAGAGAGAGTCAACAACTTTATTGACAATAAAAAGTTTGATGCCAAGTTGTCCGTAGAACTCAAGAAGTTGGCAGCAAGATATCCCCAACAAGCACTTGAAAATTTTATTCAAAATTTCAATACTCATTTACTGAATGCAAGAAAAACAATAAGATTGAGCAAGCCAACAACAACAATTCTTCCCGAATTAGGTGAAGATAAAGTTGAAAAGGAATTGAATAATGCCCCGAAAATCAATGAATTTGAATAATCCCATAGGCAGCAAAGTGCCTGTTGATATAGTTGCAGATTCAGATTTTTTCATACCAGTTTATAAGACAGAGGGTGCTGCTGCTTGTGATTTGAGAGCAAACATAGAAAAGAATGATGCCGGACATGATTTTATAAGCATCATGCCAAATCAAACAGAAGTTATAGATGTTGGTTTTAGTATGGCCATTCCAAGAGGATGGGAAGCTCAAATAAGAGTAAGAAGCAGTCTTGCCATCATGGGTTTACAAGTTACAAACTCACCCGGCACCATTGATTCTGATTATAGAGGAAGAGTAAAGGTTATTGTAAACAGCACAAGCAAGCATATAATTAAAATAAGCCATGGTGATAGATTCGCACAAATGTTAATCAAACCAGTTTGGCAAATAGATTGGCAAAAAGTTCAAGAACTTGATGCCACTACTAGGAACACAGGCGGTTTTGGTTCCACAGGAAAAAATACATGAAAGTATTTGCCATCATAAGCATTGCAAGACAAGTGCAAGGCGAGTATGTTATTTGCAAAGTAGAAAAAGCATTTACTAGCTCTGTCAAGGCAGGGGAGTATGCCAATTCTTTGGCAAGACAATACGCAGAAACAATTCAAACAGCCTCTGGCCCTTTGCAATGTGTTTGCGAAAGAGGCGTTTTTGAAATAGAAGTTACCGAATAATAGGAGTTAAGAATGACAGTACATAATCCTCTTGAAGGTGATCGCCCAGAAATGACAGTCAAGTTGCATGAAAATTCTGACGATCATATTTCAATTATCGTTGTTCATAGGGATAGGCCCGAATACCTGAACATATGCCTTCAATCAATAGCAGTAACATCATTCAACAATAATTATGAAATTATTGTTGTTGACAATGCTAGTGGCAAGGAATCACAAGACTTCCTCAAAGACATAGAGGGAGAAGTCAAGGTCGTAAGAAATGACAAAAACTTGTATTGGAGTGCCGCTTGCAATAGAGGAGTGCAGGCTGCTGACAAGAATAGCAAGTATTTCATTTTCATGCATTGCGATGTTGTAATACTGAATCCTGCATGGATTGATCTTATGATCAATGTCTCAGAAGCACAAGGATCAGGATTTGTTGGAATAGATACTCAGTCCTATATGATGGGTAGCCAAAAAGTAGACTTCCTACAAGACCATCTTACCCTTATGTCAAGAGAGGCATGGAATGATATTGGCCCTTGGCCCGAACAACTCCCACAAATCGGAACAACTTTTATCATGACAATAAAGGCCCAACAAAAAGGCCATAAACCACAAATCATGAAAAATCCAATTGTACATCATTATAAGATATTCAGTATGGATATATCAGAGTATGAGAGAATGACAGAACAGGCAATGTCAACTTTGCCCAAACTTATGACAGATGTATATTCCAAGGCCGTTGGATGAAACTAACTCATAAAGCTCATAATTTTATAATTTTAGACGAAGTCTTTGAACAAGAATCTTTTGATAAGATTGTCAAATACTTTTGTGGACTTGATTACGCAAAAAATAACAAGTTGGAAAAAGTTTGGCGAATATGCGATGGAGAACATTATTCAAGCTCAACTAGCTATGCAAGCAAGTTTCCATTTGGCAGTCCCCTTGATAATATTCATCATGTAATCAAATACTTGACAGAAAATCATGCATCTGAGATTGTTGGAAAGCAAAATGAGGATTGGAGCGAAATAACATATAGGCCATACATTTATCCTAGTGGATCAAGAATATCTTGGCATAATGATTTTGGATATACAGCAGCGTGTATTTTTTATTGCCATAAAGAATGGAACCCTAGTTGGGGTGGAGAACTTATGGTCGCCAACACCATTCAACATGGAGATATGCCAAAAGTAATAAGTCCAGACAATGACTTATCAAGAAATTCAATAAAGCCTACCTTGGATTATTATGGATATGGAAATTATATTTCTTGTTTGCCAAACAGAATGGTTTTCACCAGAGGTAAAACTTGGCACATGATAAACAGAGTCGATAAAGACGCAGGAGAAAATCTAAGATGCTCTTTTGTTGCCTTTTTTCATGAAAAGAAGTAGTTCACTTTTTCTTTAAATTTTCAATCTTCTTGATAAATTTGTCCCATTCCTCATTCATCCATATTGCTGGTGCATGAGAACAATAATGAGCAGCATAGCTCATGCAAAATATTTCGTCTGCTTCTTGCCTTAATGCGTGTTTTTGTGACTTTCTTTCAAACTTGTCAATTTGTTTTTGTTTGGTTTTCTTGACAATTTCACGCCATTCTTTTTTCATATCATCAGTAACAAGATGTTCCCATATTAAATGAGCTATTTCGTGTAGTGTTGTGAACTCTCTTCCATAATTCCAAGGAGCAGCAACCACAATTTTAGTGTTGATAATATATCCTATGTGTTCATTATCTCCATCTAATGTATTTCCAGAAGTGTACTTGAAATGAAATCCATCAAGAAGGTCACGATGTCCTTTCGGCAATTTTGCCAAAAGTTCATCAACATTTTTTTGTTCTTCTGATTCTAAAAACAATTTGAAATTCATTATTTCCTCTATAGTAGCTATGAAAAAAGACAATGATTTTTTAGATTTTTTCCAAAACATATGAATTACAAAATAACTTTTTGTAAGAACCGATAAATATATCTAAGAGGTATATTATGGATCATATTCTTAATTTTCCAAATGGTGTTGGACAAGTTCAACTTTCAAATTCAAGCGGTGCCATAACAAGTGGAAATCCTTTGTCTGTGGACATAGGAAATTCTACTGTTAATTTGAATGTTTCTTCTGGAAATTTAAATGTATCAGTCACATCTGGCGCTGTTTCTGTTATTCATAGCGGATCATTCGTAAGTGCTAACAATCCATTTCCTGTAACTTTTAGTGGCAATCCAGTCAACATTGGTTATTCCGATACCGCTGCTCTTGATGCATTCGGAAGATTAAGAGTTAGCAATCCCATGACCTTGTTTGATTGCCAGCTTGTTTATGGGTTGGAAAACATGATCTTCAATGATGTGATAACCGGAGGGGCTTCTATTTCAGCAAACACAAATGAAGCTTGCGCTGTTTTGGCAGTTGGCGGAACTTTGAATGACAAGGCAGTTCGACAAAGCAAACAGTATTTCAGATATCAGCCCGGCAAGTCTCATTTAATTTTGCAAACATTTGTTTTCGGAGCAGCAACAAATGGAATTCGCAAAAGAATTGGATACTTTGACGGAAGCGATGGTCTTTTCCTTGAGCAAATACCATCTGGAGTTGGTACTTCTGGTCTAAGATTTGTTGTAAGATCATCCACTACTGGAAGTCCAATTGACATAGCTGTTGACTCTACTGAATGGAACATTGATAACATGGATGGCACAGGGCCATCAGGAATCAATCTTGATATTACAAAGTCACAAATTTTGCTTATTGATTTGGAATGGCTAGGAGTTGGAAGAGTAAGGTTTGGTTTCGTAATTGATGGCAACATTTATTATGCACATCAAGTTTTGAACACAAATAATTTGAACAAAGTTTACATGACAACAGCAGACCTACCTGTTCGTTCTGAAATTGAAAACACAAGTGGTGGCAATATTGATTCAATGAAGATGATATGCTCATCTGTGAATAGTGAAGGTGGATTTAATAAAGCTGGCTTGCCTTTTAGTGTTGGAAATGGAATTGGAGTAAAAACAGTAACAACAAGAAGACCAATTATAAGCATCAAGCCAAATACAACATTCAACTCTGTGACAAATAGAATGGAGTTTAACATTTCTGACATCAATGTTTTTTCACAAACGAACACAGCATATTATGAAATTGTTTTGAATGGAATCCTCAATAGCGGTTCTTTTTCAAATGTTCAAAGTGGTTATAGCTGTATGTCATATGATACTAATTCAACAGTTATAAGTGGTGGAATTGTTTTGGCTTGTGGCTATGCTGTTGCAGGAGGGCCGGGAAGCAATGCCATTGGAGAAATATCTTCACACCTTGCAAGAGTTCCATTTACAGTCAACTATGCTGCCACAGATGCAGATGTTTTGACAGTTGTTGCCACTTGCATAGAGGCTGCTCCTAAGACATCAACAGTAGGTGCAGTATTCAATTGGCAGGAAATAAGATAATTTCTCAAAAATGTAATTGTGTTTAGTACATAGTTGTATGGCTAAACCAAGAAAAAAACCTGTAAAGCAGGAAAAGCAACCTCAAAACAATCAACACGCAAATGTCAAGAAACAACAGTTTCATGTTGAGTTTTTGAATGCAGCACAAAAATTAGCTTGGTCTGCTTTTGATCAACATGAAATTCTGTTTTTGTTGGGTAGTGCAGGTTCTGGAAAAAGTCATCTCGGTTGTGCTTTTGCCATTAGTGAAATACTTGCAAAAAGAAAACAAAAGATTGTCATAACAAGACCAACCATTGAGGCCGGGGGTACTGGACTTGGATATCTTCCCGGATGCCAACCCCTTACACAATCAATACTTACAGCAAGTGGTTGGACTACTATGGGTCAGATAAAACTAGGAGACAGAGTTATAGGCAGAGACGGAATGCCTACAGAGGTAATTGGTATTTATCCAAAAGGAAAGAAAGATACATATAAGGTTACAACATTCGATGGAACTTCTACTATTTGTTGCCTTGATCATTTGTGGTACACGCAGACAAAAGAAGAAAAGAACAAAAAGCAACAAGGAAAAGTTAGATCAACCAATGAAATTATTTCTGATCTAAAAAATGGTATTAAGCATTATCTTCCAAGGAATGAACCAGTTCATTATGACAAGAGGAATTTATATATTCCTCCATATACTCTTGGAGTTTTGTTGGGAGATGGTCACACAGAAAAAACTCGTGTCAGATTTGCTAGTGCAGACCAAGAAATAGTGGAAAGGGTTACTAAAGAAGTTAAAAGCATGGGAGTTTATTGCAAGCAAGCAAAAAAACAATATAGTAAGGCTTGGTCTTATACTTTATCAAGTTCTGAAGGATATCGGGAAGGTATAAAGCCGGTAAAATTAACAGAAATAGAAAATGGGCATGAGTTTTATTTTGCGACAAACGAAAAAGTAAGAGATTTTGTTTCTTGTAAAAAAGGAACTATTGATTCTAGGATCAATAAAGGAGCTATTGTTGATGGTTATAAGTATGAAAAATATGGTGAAGTTTGGAGAAATCCAGTATTAAAGCATTTGAAGCAATACGATCTTTATAAAAAGAAGGCGTGGGATAAATTTATTCCAGATGATTACAAGTATTCAAGTGTTCAGGACAGAATTGATATTCTTCGTGGACTTTGTGATACTGATGGTTCATGTCGCAAAAGGATAAAAGATCAAGTTACTTTTTATACTACTTCTCTTAGACTTGCAAACGATGTAATTGAGATTGTCCGATCACTTGGCGGGAGAGCAAGGTCGAGAAGCAGAGATAGGACTAAAGAAGAGAATAGAAATATTTTTGCTAGAAGGGTTTCGTATGAAGTTTCGATAGCGATGCCAAAACAAATTAACCCTTTTTATTTGAAAAGAAAAGCGGATAGATTTAATGGTAAAAATGTTTCTAATTTAGAAATTACATCTATAGAAAAAATTGGACATGAAGATGTTCAATGTATAAAAATTGACAATCAAGAACATTTATATTTGACTGATGATTTTATTGTTACGCACAATACTGCCGACGAAAAATTACATCCATATATGCTTCCTTTATTTGATTGTATGGATAGGTGTTTGGGTGCCAATTCTCCATTAAGGGAATACATAGCCAAATGCGTGGAAATAGCACCTTTGCAATTCATGAGAGGAAGGACATTTCATGATGCTGTTTGTATTTTGGATGAAGCCCAAAATTGCAATTACAATGAAATCAAATTGTTTTTGACAAGATTTGGCCAGAACAGCAAGGTTATTATAACAGGTGATCCTATGCAAAGCGATTTGCATCCAAGAGATAGAGCGTTGATGCATGTTGTTGAAAGACTGTCAGGATTGAAAGGCGTGGGAGTTATTCATTTCAAACCAAGTTCCATAGTTCGTCATCCTTTGATTGCTGGAATCTTGGAAAGACTAGAGGACAAGGAGAATACAGATGGCACTAGTAGTACCTGATCTTGGAGAAATTGAACTTCTTACAAAGTTGTTGAAAAACACAACTGATACAGAAGACTATATTATTAGATTATACAAAAATAATTATAGTCCAATCAATACAACAGTTGTTGGAGACTTTACAGAGGCTGACTTTACTTCTTATGCTGAGAAAACAGTAGCAAGAGGAGATTGGTCATCACCTTCTACTGTTGCTATTAAAGCAGAATCAAGCGTTACAGCCCAATCTTGGACTTGTGGAGTCACAGGTAACACCGTTTATGGCTATTATGTGGTAGGGGCAACAAGTGGAGTTTGCCTTTGGGCAGAACAGTTTGCTGCTGCCAGAGTTCTAGCAGATGGTGATGTCCTGAATCTGACCCCCAAGTTTAATCTTGCAAGCGCAAACTAATTGCTTTAAGGCTTTGTCCCTGAATTTATGCGGATTTTAGCATAAGACAGTAAATAGTTTATATGACCATTTTCAATGAAACTATGAGCGATGGTTCACTAATAGATGGTGAGGCCATAGTTTCATTGGTGTCACAAGAAAGCGGAATTGATGGTTCACTAATAGATGGATTGTCATCTTTATCTGTTGAATCATCATATGTCATGGAAGATGGCGTTTTGTTAAATGGAAGTTCTCTTCTTTCAGTTAATTTCGATGAGTATGGAGAATCTGGAGTTGAGTTAGATGGCTCATATAGTGCAGTTGTTTCTTTAAGTGTTGACTTATTTACAAATTATTCAATAAACAATGAAATTGATGTAGACGCATCATTTTTTTATAGTGTTGGGGAATTACCATTATATTGGTGGCAAATTGAAGGGTATGTTTGGCCACCTGATGACACAAGATGTCTTGGAATTACGCCATCTACGGAGAGACAAAACTTTATACAAACAATTCTTGCGAGAACACCAAAAGAAGTTTGTGAATACTTTGATCGTGAAAATAGAAACTGGCAGATTGTAAGTGTAAAAAGATTTACGCAACCCGCAGATGCATTTTTGGCAGATCAAACAGATAATTGCAATCAATTATATCAAATAAATGCAATTTGTCCTAATTTTACAATTAGCAATAGGCCTCTTATTCAAATAGGAGCAAAGGTAAGAGTAAGTCAATTATTCAAAAGATATACGGGAAGTGGAGGGGCAACTTTTTATGGACAGGCAGATGCATCAATCATAAGTGGTGGAGTAACACCAACAGCATCATCATATTCCTATGCAAGTAGTGGTTTTGTTGTAACAACAGGAGGTTCTGCTGATTCAGAATCAAGCTTTGATGTTTCATATGTGACATATGGTGGAGTCAAAGTTTTGCTGGATGAGTATATTCTATTTGGATTGGGAACAGCGCCTTTGCTACCTGTTCCCGCTGATTTAGTAGAAACGGCTTGCGGTACTTGTATTGCATTTCCTCTCAATCTTTATATCGAAGATAATTTGGAAAATCCAAGTATATTTGCCAACTTTTTGAGAAGAAATGCATTTGAAATGCCTGATTTGATGAAGGTCTCATATAGCAATAGACTTGAGTTCTGGTCTCAATCACAACACTTCACAGGACTTTCTACTGATAGTTCCGCAGAAGAATTGTGGAGAGTTCAATATGAGTTTGGTTGTACATCCAATTATGATGGAGAAACAGGTTCATATCCTCTTTTGAAGTTTTCAATACTTATAACTAAAAAAAACCTAACAACAAATGCAACATCTGACACAAAGGTTTTAGTTTATTTGCCACCAGAACAAGTTTGTAATATAATAAGAAATTTTTCTCAGGATTTAATTTTTCAAGTTAATGTAAGAACACAAAACCTAACTAATATCAATAATATTACGGCAGAGAGCGTTTTGATAATGGATAATATAGGAATATTTTCATCAACTTATTGGGCATCAAACCCAAATTTGGAAATCAGAATTACTGCAATAGACACTACTACAACTGTGAATACTGTAGATATTTTCCCTATTTTCCCGACTAATCCTGTTGTTTTTAGTGGAGAAGAGGGATTAATTGCCTTGGTTTGAAAAATGGAAATCTTCATGTTGTATTTAATTTTTTTCGCTATATTGGCGAACATTATTTTGATGTTTTTCATAGGCGTTTATGTTGTCAGGATGAATGAAAGAATCAACAAGATGATAACAGAACTTGTTGAGATTATATCTGGAATGGATTCAAGTTCTCCTCCAGTAGTAGATGCAAAGCAAAAAACTTGGGATCAAAAGTACGAGGATGAATTAGAGCAAATAACAAAAAGAATGAGACAAGCATCGGGACTATTGGATTTGCCTTCTGGACGATCCTATGATGCTCCTAATTGAAATCACAAAAATTAATTGATTTAAGGGCAAAAAAAGGCTAATGTGTCCTCAAGAGAGGACTTGCCCGTGACCAAAAAAATTAAATATTTGATGTTCCAAAGCACTAGAAGGTTTGGTGTAGAGATAGAGGTTGGAAGTGAAGTAAAAAAGAATGATGTTAAGTTCGCAATAGAAGAATCAATGAACCAAAAAGCTTATGTAAGCAGATATGCTCTTTCAAACAATAACAAGTATTGGCATATAAAGGATGATGCTTCTTGTGGCATCAAAGGCAGAAAAGGCCCTAAGGGTGTTGAAATAGCATCATTTGTTGGTAGTGGCTTGTCTGATATAGACAACATATCAGAAGTAGCAGTTGTTTTAGAAGGCATTGGATGCAAGATTAATGATAATTGTGGTTTTCATGTTCATGTAGAAGTTAATGATTTGTCTCTTAAGCAAGTTGTTGTTTTGATGGCTCATTGGATCAAGATTGAAAAAATACTAAGCATGACTTTGCCAGTTAGAAGAATCAACAATGAGCATTGCAAGTTTGTTTGCAATCCATTCGATAAGAAAAAAGCTGTAATGGAACACGGCAACTCATACACTCTTGAACAAATATGGGAATGCGTTTGTCCCAAGAATTTAAGTTATTATGACAATGATGATAGAAGGTTCAATTTGAATCTTGTTAATTTAGTTCGATCAATGAGAGACAATACTCATAGTAGACGAACATTAGAGCTTAGATGGCCAGAGGGAACTCTGAATGCTGTTGACATTCGTTGTTGGGTCAAATTGTTCATTATGTTTATTGAGAATTGCAAGGATCGTTCTGTTCCTTTTGATTTAACATCTTATGAACTCGAAAAAACATTAGAATGTTTTGGGTTGGATCACTATCCCGAATGCTTTTTCATTTATAGCGATTCTATACAAGAGCTTAAAACATGGTTCTTAGAAAGAATACTTTTGCATGGCATAGAACTCAAGGATTTGTTTGATGTTGAAAACACGATTAAAAGAGCAAAGATTATTTTGAATAAAATGTGGAATCCAGAAAGGAAATATTGAATTGCGATTGAAAAAACTATATAATTTAACTGTTTAACTTTCACCTAACTTTCAAGGACTTTTATGAAACAAACTGTTAATGAACTGATTATTTCCCACTTGTCTTTAGCCAACAGTATCGCATACAAAATTAGATATAAATATAAAAAATTTACAATTGATGAACTTCAATCAGCAGCTTATATGGGTTTGGTTGAGGCTGCAAACAAGTATGATGAAAAAAATGGTGTCAAATTCATTACATTTGCAACCAGTAAAATAAGATGGGCTATTCTTGATTATGCTGTGGAAGTGCGTTTTTCTAACAATACAAATTTGAAGTTTATAAGTTTGGATGATAATCAATACTCAAGAAAAGAAAGTGGCAACAGAGAGGAAATTTATAAGATTTTGACTCAAGACATGAATGAAAGGGAAAAAGAGATTTTTATATCTTACTATGTTAAAGAAAAGAAAATGCATGAGATAGCAGTTTCTTATAATGTCAAAGAATCAAGAATAAGTCAGATTTTGTCAAAAGTAGTTAAAAGATTGCAAGAAAAGTTACAAAGTCGCAAAGAAGAATTATATGATATTGCCGCTTAAATAATTCAGGCAAACAAGGTGAATTATGCTTCATAACATATTGTTTTTAATGCTTACAACACAGAATATGTTTAATCAAGAATCTAGTTCTCAACCAATTGAAGTTGCAGACCCGCAAATTAAAAATCTTGAATGGAACAGGTATGTCAG